AGGCCGACGGCGTGTCCAGCACGCAGGTCATCTCCGGGTTCACCCTGCCGCTTCGAGAAACCGGAGACATGTCGTTGAGCCTGCGCGCGTACGCCCCGGTGACGACCTCATGACCACCAAGCTCGCCCACGGGGTGCAGAAGACCGTCGGGGTCGGCAACGGCATGCGCACCGCGACCATCGCCGCCGTCTCCGGCTCCAGCATCACCATCACCGTCGCGGGGGGGCAGATCACCGCCGGGGTCGGCGTGGTCACCTCGTACACCCCGATCGTCGGAGACGTCGTCGCGGTGTTCCGGCAGGACTCGTCCTGGCTGATCCTCGGCCCCACGGCGGCCGTGAACGGCGGCTGGGTGAAGTTCGCCGACCTCGGTTACCAGAACAGTTGGGTGGACCGTTCGGGCAGCCCTGGGCAGTATCGGCGTACCGCGTCCGAGGTGCAGATCGTCGGGCAGCTCAACAACTCGACAATCCCCGCGAACGGCTCGGTCATCGTCACCGGCCTCCCCGTCCCCACCAGTGAGATCATCGTGTGCGTGGCCGCGCAGGGAACAACCCGCCCGGTCCTGCACGTCGACACTGCGGGAGCCCTACGCCTCTACGATCAGACGGTCAGCGGCACGTTCCTCCAGTTCTGCGGCACCTACCCGCTCGACAGCCTGACCGCCTGAGGAGGAGCAGATGGCCACGACCGGCTACACCGACCTGTTCGGCCGGACCGTCTCCAACGGGCTCGGCACGGCCACTTCGGGGCAGGCGTACACCTTGTTCGGGGCAGGCTCGCAGTTCAACGTCGCCTCGAACCAGGCGACGATCCTGCCGTCTAGCGGCGGCGACAAGTTCGGGTACATCGACAATCTGACCTCTGACCTGGACATCTCCGGGCAGGTCGCGCTGTCGGCCATCCCGGCAACCAACCTGGCGACCGTCGGTTTCGTCGCGAAGCTTTCTTCGACAAGCAACTACTACGTCGGCTCGATGATGGTCGCGACCGGCGGCGCGATCAGCCTGCGCTTCTCGAAGGTCATCTCCGGCGGCCTGGTCACCATCGCCACCATCTCGACCGGCCTGACGTACGTGGCGAACACCTTCTACAACCTGCGGTTCTCGATCCGCTGGTCGCAGGCGCTCCAGACCAACGTGCTCCAGTCGAAGCTGTGGGTGGTCGGCGGCACGCCGCCGGGCGGCTGGATGGCGACGACGACCGACAACGCCCTCACGAACTACATCGCCGGGACGGGCGTCGGGATCCACACTCGGGACGAGTCGACGGTGGTCGGCTCCGTGACGGCCAAGATCCAAAACGTTGCGTCGATGTCGAACCACCTGCCCATGCCCGCCGTCACCGACACGATGTGCAACGACCCGGCCATCACCTACCCCGACCAGACCGCCCTGGAATCCCTCGCCGATGCCGTCGATGCGGCCATGGCCGGGCTGGACGCCGACGTCGCCCTGGCCGGGCTCTTCCCCCGCGTGCGGATCAGCTCCACCAACCAGACCATCACCAACTCCAGCGCCTTCCTGCCCGCCTTCCAGGCCGTCGAGTTCAACATCGGCACCCCCACCGACCTCGGCCTCGACGCCACCAGCATCTATCTCGGCGTCGGCATCTGGATGGTCACCTACGAGCTGATGCTGAACGTGGCCGCCTCCGACTGGCTGTGGGCGCAGATCAACGGCCCGGCCAACGCGAACATCGTCTCGATGCGTTCCAATCCGTCCCACACCGGTGCGGACGCGGGCGGCACCGTGCACATGTCCGCACCGGTGCTGGTCACCGACCCGACCACCCCGACCCGCTGCTCGATCACCCTGACCCTCAACAACACGGCGGCCACCTACGTCGCCTCCTACATGGCCCTCTCCGCGATCAAGATTTCGGACTACTTCGTATGAGCGGATCGACGACCAACAAGGGCTACCCGTACCCGCTGGTCACGGACTTTGCCGACGTCCAGGACGCCTACCGTCTGGCGGCGGCGGTCGACGCCGACCTGCGCGCCGACCAGGCCCCGTTCCGGGCGTTCGAGGGGACGCCGTCGTTCGTAGGCAGGCAGACGGTCAACGGTTCCGGGTTCCTCTCCGGCACCGACTATCTCAAGTTCGGGGCGATCGACTGGGACAACACCGGCGGCGTGGTCCTCGGCAGCACCGGCTGGAATCAGCCTGTGAGCCAGGCCCCCTCGTGGTGGATGTTCGGCGCGACGATCCTGTCCACGGCGATCTCCGGCACTCCCGTGGTCGGCGACCTCGTCGAGGGGCGGATCCAGATCTCCACCACCGATCAGGTCTCTGGCCTCTCGACGCTGTCGTACAGCACGCAGCGCAACGACGAGTCGAACACCAACGGCGAGTGGCTGAACGTCTTCACGATGGCTGCGATCTACCAGGGGCGCGTCAATGCTGTGCTGGAGCTGAACGGCTCCACCCAGAAGGCGATCTCCGCCGGATCGACCTTCTGGGGCTTCTACCTGGGACCGGTGACCTGATGGCCTTCATGCGCAAGACCCCGTACCAGCGCCTGCGGTACCCGTGGGCGTCGGATGTCGTCTCGGCCGCCGACGTCGGATCCCTGGCCAGCGACATCGATCAGGCGATCGTCAACACGCAGAAGCTGGCCAACGACTTCTCGCTGATGGGCTCGGTGGTCGCGAAGCGCAACGCGGCGCTGAGCCTTACCAAGGGCGCGCTGACGACGGTCTCGTTCGACTCGATCACCTTGAACAACGGTTCCGACAGCCCGCTGGCGAACGGGAACTGGTGGGCGGCGGGTAACCCGACCAGGCTGACCGCGCCGGTCGGGTGCGTGGTGCTGGCGTCCGGCTTCGGCGGCGTCAACCTCGGGTCCGCGCTGGGCGCGAACGGCATCATCCAGGTCGCGATCGGCTTGAACGGGTCGACGGCGTGGCAGCAGGGGCACAAGCATTCCCCGATTTCCACGGTGGCGGGTCAGGTGTGGGGGTCGTGCCTGTCGCTGTGGCCGCTGAACGCGGGCGACTACCTGGAGTTGAAGCTTTATTGGACGGGCACTCCGGCGGGTCCGTTCAACACCGACACGGTGGTTCCGCCGCAGCTCAGCCTGTCGATGATCGCCCTCAAGTCCGTGTCCTGAAATGTCAGAGCTTTATGAAAGGATTGCTGACAGAGACTGGGTACTGGCGAAACGGGGCAAGATGGTAGAAGTAAATGCGCAGAATTTGCCCTGGTTCCTGATTGGCGGTCTCTTCTCGGCGCTCGTAGCGGTCTTCTATGCGATGCTGCGAGGAAAGATCCTGGCGGCGCACGTTGCGGAGCAGCTCCGTCTCGGAGCCGAGAAGCGGGCGGAAGTCGCCGAGGCGGGGATGGCGGCCAACACCAAGAGCATCGAGTCGATGGTGGCATCACTGGCGAAGCTGCTGGTGCTCGCGGAGAACCAGGACAAGGTCCTGAAGGCCCTGCGTGAGCGCGCGGACAGGGACCACAATCAGAGACGAGGTGGTTCCTCGTGACGCGGAGGTTCTGGCGCAAGAGGGTGCAGCAGTCCGACGAGGCGGTACGGGCGGCCGAAGAGCTGCGCGACGCCGCGCAGCGTCAGCAGCGTCAGGTCGAGTCGCTGGTGCCGCGCGTCGATGCCGTTTCGGCGTCGCTACGGAAGTTGCGGGAGGACAATCATGTTGGACCCATGATTGAAGCAATTCTCCGAGGTGGCCAGTGACCCCGTACCTGATAGGAACAATCGGCCTTTATGTCTCGGCCGTGATAGCCACGATAGGATTCGTCGTCTTCGCCCTGACCGCGCGTTTCTGGGCGTCTCGGGGCGGCTGGCACGTCTTCTGGTACATGCTCGTCATCGCCTGGATCCTGGACCTGACGACCATCGCGCACTTCGTGCACGACCGCACCTGGTTCATGTGGCTGCGAGTGCTGTCCTTGGCGCTCGGGCTTCCGTTCGTGCTGGCGTGGCGTTCCTGGATCATTTTCGATCTTCAGATCCGGCGGCACTGGATGGCGTACGGTGTGCGTAGACAACGCCCGGCAACCAAGGAGGAGACGTATGACGACGCCTGATCAGGGCGACATCATCACTCTGGCCGACTTCACCGGTCCCAGCGAGGACGCGGCGAGCGGCGACTACACCTCGTTCATCTCCAGCGACCCCCCCGACTTCGACCCGTTCAAGGACTACATCGAACTGGTCGCCAAGGACTACGTCCCGCCCGCCGTCACGGTGCCGATGGCCGTCTCGTACAGCCTCGCCCACAACATGGACGTGCGGCGGCAGAACATCTGGGGCTGCTGGGGCCACGACGTGGTCATCGGCTGGATCGGCGACGCCGCGCACCAGGCGGGCTGCTCCGACCACAACCCCGACTCCACCGGCGTCGTGCACGCCATCGACCCGATGGTCACCGGCGCTCGCGCGGAGAAGATCGTCACAGAGGCCCTGGCCCACCCTGGCGACCTCCAGTACGTGATCCACAACCGGGTCATCTGGTCGGCGACGGTCGGCTGGAAGCCCCGCAAGTACACCGGCTCGGACCCGCACACCAACCACGTGCACCTGTCCGGCAAGCACGGCAGCCAGCACTCGACGGCGCACACCTGCACCGGCTACGACCTGGCCGCCCAGTCCAGCACGCCGGTGTTCAACGTCTGCCCGCCGCCGCCGAAGCCGGTTCCGCCGAAGCCGAAGCCGCCGGTCGTCACCAACGCGCCCGGCACGCGGGTGCTGGTCAACCGGCAGCCGGACCTGCGCGGCCCGGACGTCGTGTTCGTGCAGAAGTTCATCGGGGCCAAGCACGCTGGGGCTCCTGACGGCGCGTACGGCAACCAGACGGCCCAGGGGGTCCGCTGGTACCAGGCCATGCGCGGTATCCACGTGGACGGCATCGTGGGGCCTGCCACGTGGGCTCAGATGGGCGTCAAGTGGACAGGGCCGAAGCAGTGATCAAGCGGTTCAAGGAAGCGCCGGTGGCGTACCTGATCTCGATCATGACGGTGCTGCTCGCCGTCCTGGTCTACCTCCAGGGCACCGGCACCGTGCACGGTCAGGCCGCGACGTGGCTGACCACGGCCGTCGGCATCCTCCAGGTCATCCTCGGGTTCGCCGTGCGCGCGAAGGTCACGCCGGTCGCCAACCCGAAGGACAACCTCGGGCGTGAGCTGGTTCCGGCGCACCTCGTGCCCGGTCGCGGAACCACGCGGTTCGCGCCGGGCCGGTCTCCGGGAGAATGATCAGGGTGGGGGCTGCCGGTTCCACGGTGCAGACACCGGCAGCCCCCACCCGAACGCGAAGTGCAGGGCGAGGAAAGCCAGTCCGAACAGCAGCATGTTGATGGGGCCGAGTCCTACTCCAAACGCGGCGAGGAACCAGATGATCGCTGCGACCAGGGCAAACATGGCATCCTGGTACCCACTAGAAACGCTACTCGAAACGAGGGCAGGATGGCCGGGCGCACCCCCATCACCGTGACCAGCGTGAACCGCACCGCGCTGACCGCGATCCCGGCCCCGGCCACGGCCGCTGACGTAGCGAACGGCAACCTCTGCTACAACGACGGCGCGACCGTGCTCGTGCTGCTCAACACGGATTCGAGCACCCACACGCTGACCGTGCAGATGTCCTCCGGCTCGGATGGTCAGACGACCGGCCCCCGCTCGCTCGCCGTGGCGATCTCGGCGAACCAGCAGTGGACGGGTGTGTTCCCGGTGCAGTTCTACAGCAACCAGCTCGCGTTCAACCTCGACTCGGCGCTGGTCAAGGTACAGCCTGTCTCGCTGCTCAGCCCTTAGCGTTTTTGATCTTGCGTTTCTTCGGTCTGAAGCTGAGCTGAAGCTCAAGGCGTTTACGGCGCTCGGCCTTCTCCTCGCGGCGCTCGGCCGCACGGCGCTGCGTCCGGCGACCCCGGCTGTTCACTCCGCCGCCTCGTAGGTCAGCCGGTAGCCTGGTTGAACGTTCAACTCATCGGCCCAGCGGTAGCCGCCGTTCTCGGTGAGGAACCACCAGCCCTTGCCGTTGACGGTGAAGATGTACGCCGGGACCTCGCGGGGGTCGACGCCGGAGCGGCGCTCGATGACCCAGCCCAGCTCGATGCAGGGCGCGGCGTCGGACAGGGTCCGGTCGTGGCAGGGGCGGCACAGCATCAGCAGGTTCCGGACGTCGTTGGCGATGGACGCCGCCAGCCCGTGTACGCCTCCTGAGCCGCGCGTCATCCGGTGGTGGGGGTCCAGGTGTCCAGGAATGCCGCAGCCCTCGCACATCCCGTATGAGCGGGCTGACGCGAGGGCCTTGGCGACCTCGAAGCTGGCGGTCACAACGGGACTCCGCCGGTCTGGGTGGCGTGCCGGTTCGCGTCCGGCGCGGACGCGCCCGCCTCAGGGTTCCAGCCGTCACCAGGGCATTCCTCGTTGACCGAGCAGTAGACGAAGCCGACGCCCTCTTCGTGGCCGGGGCAGTCGGGGTGGGGGCCGGTGTCGTAGAGCTTGTGATGGTCGGCCAGGTCGAGGCCGGTCATGAAGCCGTGCGTCGTGTACCTCATGCGATTCTCCCTCTCTGTATGTCATAAGCATACACCACGGGAGATCAGCAGGGGCAGTGATGCGTCTTGGAGTGCTGCGGGTTCGGCCAGTGGCCCGTCGCTTGCTTCTCCAGGTTCGCGCAGTGCCCGTCCAGCTTGTTGCCGTGGATGTACTTCCCGAGGTGTTCCTTGCACCGGCAGAAGGCGCATGGCTCGTTCCAGCGGATCTTCGCCGCGCCCTCGCCCTCCGTCCAATAAGCGTCGAGCCGCGCCCCGCCCTCAGCCCCCTTGGGGGTGACGGCGAAGGCGCGGCTCACGGCGTATCCGAGGTCGACGGCGAGCTGGCCCAGCTTCATGCCGACAGGCTACTGCCAGCCCCCGGGGGGAGGCACGCAGTTGCGCTGTGTGCCGCCGCGCTCGTGGGTGATGACCGGCGTACCGCCCTTCAGGCGGCAGTCGTTCTTGAACTGCTGGTCGGCCGACGGCGGCTTCGGCGGCTTGGTGGACCCGTGGTTCGAGTCCGGGCAGCCCGCGAGAGCAAGCCCTGCCGCCACGATGGCGGCCAACGCGAGGATGCGCCGCATGATCACTGAACCTCGGGCTCCGGGATGATCTGCTCCGGCTTCAGGATGACCCGGTAGCGGTGCGCGCTGACGCCCGTCGAGTCGAGCTGGGTGTAGAAGCAGAACACGTTGTCGGCCTTGCTCATCGAGTTCCGCTTGACGACGGGGTTGGACGAACTGCCGCCGACCTTGCAGATCACCGACTCCTTGTTCGGGTCGCTGAAGTCGACGGAGCACCAGCCCTCGATGACCATCACGTACTTGTCGAGGATCGAGTTGTAGAAGACGACCCGTCGGTAGACCTCGAAGTTGTCGGCCGCCACGGACAGGTTCTTGCTGGCGGTGTCCGCGTCACTCTTGCAGGCGGCCAGGCCGCCGACGGCGAGCGCGGCCACCGCCAAGACGGCGAACGGCTTCTTGATGTTCATGGGTTTCCTCCTCCTGGTTAGGCGAGTCTCGCCTGGATGGTTACGGGAAGCGTGATGGTGCGGAAGTCCTCGGGCTTGGTGCCCTGGACGGTGGCGGTGAGAACCACCCGGATGGTGTCGCCGTTCATGATCAAAAACGATTGGGGAAGCATCATGGCCTCGTACTGGCTGATGATGAGCTGCACCGCCCCGCTTCGACGCGGTGCCGGGCTCCGGACCACCCGGCGACGCCACGGATACCGGCGGGTCATGACCGGTCTAGCGGGACGTCTTCAGCGGCAACCTCCGGCTCGGGCCACTCCTTGACGCCGACCTCCCGGGCCGCGTCGTTGACCATCCGGCGAATGTCGGCCGGAGCGTACGAGCGCCAGCACTCCTCGCCGACTCCCTCGCCCCGGTGATCGCACGCCCCGTGGTTGCTCTTGGACCCGTCGATCCAGCCGTCCAGGACGCCCAGGAACGTCGACAGGGCGTGGAGGCGGCCGTAGTCCTTGGACTGCTCGTCCCCGGCCTCAGCAGCGCTCGTGGCCTGCTTCTCGGCGTGCGCGGCGTCAGCGTCGGCAGCCGCGTCGATGATGATCGACGGCTTGGCGTTGAACGCCAGCGTGTGCAGCTCGTCGATGGCCGTTCCCGCCGCGCGGGCGTACGTGGAGAACTGCCCGTCCCCCTTGGTCGCGGCGGCGATGTTGTGCTTGGCCTCCTGCTCGATCCGGTCGGCGGTGTCCCGCATCCGGGATACGAGATTGGCGATGGTGCGCTGGAGCCTGGCGGCAGCCGCCGCCTCCCAATCCCGCTCGGTCATCGCTCGTACGCTCCGTTCTCCAGCCGGTCGGCGAACGCCGGGTCGTATGCAGGCTTCGGCCCCTCCAGCATCCCGGCGAAGCCGCCCGCCAGCTCGGCCATCCGCGCCCGGCCCTCGGCCGTCGTGGTCACGGTGACGCCGGGCGGTCCCTTCACCACCTCGATCCAGTCCAGCTCCTCGCCGGTTGCCGGGTCGAAGCCGTGGCCGCCGATCTCGCTTTCCTTCTTCGCGTAGTCCAGCAGCATCGCCAGGTACGCGGGCCGGACGACCTGCATGATCTGCTCGGGGTGGTTCCGGATGGCCCATCGGGTCGCCTCGGCCTCGTCGGTGATCCGGGCGGACTTCGCGCCGGGCCGGTACGACACGGACGCCATCTTGGTGCCGCCGGGCAGGTAGGCCCCGACCTTCTCGACGTGCCGCTTGCCGAGGTCGGTGGTGACGTTGGCGCGCAGCGCGTCGGCCTGACCCTTGAGCACCTTGATGTACGTCTCCAGCGCGGCCAGCTTCTCCGCGTCGGTCAACTCCTGCGGGACGGGTTCGGTCATCGGGGTCTCCTCAGTTCGTCTCTAAGGTCCATCAGCATGCGGCCTAGGTAGTTCTTGCCGGGTGCGGCGCACTTCTCCCGGGGGCAGTAGCAGCATCCCCACTGGTTGTCGTGCCAGGTGTTTCCCTCGATCAGCAGGGCGTCGCCGGTGGCCAGCAGCATCGCCGCGTACCGGGGGTGGTGGGCGAACTTCGCCCACAGCACATCCCACATGACGTCGTACCGGGCGATGTTCTCCCAGCCTGGCCGTAGCTCCAGGCGGCGGCCCAGGCGCTTCGCCTGCTTCGGGGTGGGTGCCAGCGCGATGCGGCGGCGCTGGCACCGGTCGAGGGTCTTGCCCGCGTTGTAGGCGTGCTCACCGGAGGGGTAGACGATGCCCTCGTAGGCGATCCGCGAGAGGTGGAAGTTCGAGAGGAACCCCCATCTCCCCACGAACCGGTCTATCTGGGTCACGCCGCGCTCCTCTGCTGTAGCTGCCTCGGGCTGATGCCCCGCCGCTCCAGCTCCGCGCACTGGCGTAGTACGCGTCGTATCAGGAGCCGGGCGTTGGTGGTCCCCCGGCCCTCGCAGTGAGAGCCGGAGGTCGATACCTGCCGGTGCCCGCAGGGGCACCGGAAGATCGGGTGGTTCTTGTTGCGTACCGGCTCGAACTTCGCGTCCGTGAAGAGCTTCAGCATCTCCGTGACGCTGTTCATCAGTCGCTCGTGCCCTGCATCGCGGCCTGCGCCCCGCCGTCGTCGCCGCTGGCAGTGCTTTTGGTGTCGCGGGCCATGGCCAGCTCCTCGTCGAGGGTGGTCGCCTCGGACACCGGCAGCTTCAGCAGCCCTCGGGCCTCCGCGTACGCGCGCAGGTCGGCGATGTCCTTGACGGTGGCCTCGGGCTTGACGGCCTCATCGGCGAGCCGCAGCGCCAGAACCTCGGTCGCGTTCACCCGGAACGGCTCCCCGGTGTCGGGGTTCTCGGCGGCGATCGGGATCGACCGCTTGTGCAGGTTCTTGCCCGCCATCCAGTCGTAGCCGTTGACGGCCTGGCCGATCGGCAGGGTCTCGATGTTGCGGTGGTAGGTGCCGATCTCCTCGTCGGTCCACTCCGTCTTCGGCGCGGGCGGGGCGCTGACGGGCTTCTCGGCCTTCGGCTTGGCGTTGTCCCAGCGCTCCTGCTGGGCGTAGGTCTGGGCCTTCGCGCCGTCGTCGTCCTCGCCGCCGGGGAAGGTCCCGGTCAGGGCCAAGGTCAGGTACCGGCGGCCGTAGGTCATGGCCGAGCCCAGATCCTGCGGGCCCGATCGGCGCGGGTCCGGCAGCGGCCAGAAGCCGGTCTCCCGCTCGCCGGACTCGTGCAGCAGCGACACCTCCAGAACCATCGCACCGTCAGACCAGGTGGTCTTTGAGGTGACGGCCAGGCCGTGCTTGCCGAGGACGGGTTCGACGGTCTCGCATACCTGGTCAAGGCCCGCATAACCGTAGGAGTAGGACACCTTCGCTCCGGTCTTGGCGTTCTCGCCGGTGACCTTGGCGGTCTCGTCCTTGCGGAGCTTCGGCAGTTCGGCCTGGAATGCGGCCAGTGCCTCGGCGAGTGTCTTGTGGTCTGCCATTCTGTACCTCCGTGGGTGACTGTCTACCCACAGCATACACGACCTGCGCCGGGTGTCAACCGCAGACGCACTCCCCGGGCTCGCAGCGGCAGGTGTCGTTCGTGCAGCAGACCCAACTGGCCTCGCCCTGCACCTCGGCCAGCGTCCTCGGCCGGTAGCGCGGGTTCGGCTGAGCCTCCTGCTGACGCCGGTACGCGGCGTGCTTCCGCTCCCACGCCACCGTGCGAGGCATCAGCGCCTCCCTGGAACCCTCGGGCAGCATCGCCCGCACCGACTCCAGCAGCGCCCGTACCTCGGGCGTCACGTCGGCCTCAGCGATCGGACCGGCGATCTCCGGAAGGGCCTCGCCCTTCGGCACCCCGTACTGGCCGGGAGCCCACTTCGTGGCGGCCTTGCGCCGCTCCAGCTCGTACGCGGCGGCGGCGGCCCGGATGGTCGCGGGCATGATCCACTCGGTCTTCGCGGCGTAGTGCTCCTGAATCGCCCGCATCACGTCGGCGGCGTCGAGGTCACCGAGCACGGCGTACCAGGCCCGGATGTTCGCCTCGCCGACGGTGCGGTTGTCGAAAGCCTGCGCCAAGGCCAGGGCGTTGCTCGTCTCGGTGATGTTCACTGCGCGTCCTCCATCGCTTGCAGTCGGCGGCCCAGCTCCAGCGTCTGGGCAACCTTGGCGTCAGTCGTGCTCTGGTACTGGTGCGGAGCGCCGGACACCGGTGCGAGGGAGTTGCCGGGACGGCGCGGGGCGCGCTGGGCGGCCGTGCGCATCCAGTTGCGCCACGTCGCGGGCCAGTCCAGCTTGCGGCCCTTGACCCCCGGACAGGCCCGCCAGTAGTCCATGAACTTCTCGTGCTCAACCCTCCCGTCGATCACGGCAGGAAAACCCTCACCGACGAACCAGGCCCGCATCTCCTCGGTGGGCATGAAGCCATCGGGCACTCGGGTCGCCGTCTTCTTCGGCTGCGAAACGCCGCCCTTAGAGGGTGCTTCAGAACTAGTTGCTTCCTTAATAGGAAAGCCCTCCAGCTCCTGGCGGGTACCCCCTCCGCTGGCTGGAGCACCCCCTCCATCTTCAGGAGCCTCCCCCTCCGGCTCCTGCTGGCGCACCCCGGCCCAGTCGTCAGCGTCCGGCGGCGGAGTCTCCGCACCCTCGATGAGGATCTGGTACCGGTTGGGCCGCCGCGCCCCCGCGTCGTTGTACCGCTCGTAGATACGGACGAAGCCCTTCTGGACCAGGCTGGCCAGCGCGGAGCGCACGGCGCTCGGGCTCAGCTCCGTCTCGTCGGAGATCAGTTGTGTACGCAGGTAGCAGGAGTGGTCCTGCCCGGCGTGGTCGGCGAGCACACGCAGGACGGAACGCTGCGAACTGCTACCGGTCTTCTGGGTGCGGACCCAGATCAGCGTCTCGAAGGACAAGGTGCCTCTTTTCAGATGTGGCACCCTGCGGGTTGTCCCGGCTGTATGCCGCCGGTAGACTCGTGGGTGCTGAAACATTCGGATAGCTGTTCTCGTCACGACGCCTCGGGTTAGCGGCCCGGGGCGTCGCTCATTCTGCACCCGTCACGCGGCGGGCGACAGGGCCTCGGGCTCGTCGTACCAGATGCGCCGGGTCGGCCGGACGAACTTCTCCAGCAGGGTCGACACGCGCCAGAGCGGTTCGGCGATGTCCGGGTAGTCGACGGGCGGGAGAAGCTTCCGCTGCCGCCACTGCTGCGGGGTGGTGCGCTCCACCCGCATGTGCCGGGCGATGCCCGCCAGGTCAACGATCTGCTCCGCCTGCTGCTGCGCCCTGATCTGCCGGGCGTGCGGGTCGCCGTCCAGCAATGCGTTGAGCCGGATGATCTCGTCCTTCATCATCGCCGTTTCGTTGCGGAGTCGTTCGTTCTCCGCCGCGATCCTGCTGAGGTTGTCGTTCGCCTCCTGCCACTTCGCCTTATAGCTGATGCTGCCCATGGGGTGTCCTCGCTCTTGGTGCCGGGGGATCGTAGGTCACGAGCATACAGTAGGAGCATGATCGAGTCGACGGGGTCAAGATCGTTGACCCCCTCTGTAGCGTCGGGGTTGACAGCGAGGTAGTCTGTGCCTCAGCATGATCCCACCGACCCGCCGACGAAAGGCCCGACATGCTCACCGACATCACCGCAGCCACCTCCGCCGCCGCCCTGGTGGCGATCCTGGCGGGCATCACCAGCCTCCTGATCCGCGCCAGCCGCTGGCCCGCCCCGACCCCGCCGCACAAGCACGTCCTGGAAGCCCACCCGGACGGCTACCGGCCGCGCCCCTGGGACGAGGTCACCGGCGAACACCGGCTGTCCGACTCCTACGTGAACGACACGCAGGACGTCACCCCCATCTCCGCTCCGCCCGCCGCCCCGGTGGACCCGCTGGACCCCGCCTGGGACTGGCAGGCGTACGCCGACGCCGAGGAGTCCGAGCTGGTCGCCGCCTGATGGAAGAGACCAAGGTCCACATCGAGACGGTCCGCACCCGGGAAATCCGACGCAACGTCGGCACCCTCACCGGACTCGGGAAGAGCCTGATCGCCGAAGGCCAGCGCCACCCGATCACCCTGTGGAAAGACGGCACCCTGATCTCCGGCTTCCGCCGCCTGCGTTGCCACTTCCTGCTCTCCGGCGGCCAGAACCGCACCGGCTTCAAGCACATCCACGCCGTCTTCGTCGACACCATCGAGGACGCCGCCAAGCGGCTGCTCGCCGACGCTCAGGACCCGGAATGTGCCCAGCCGATGACCTGGTCCGACGCCTGCCGCCTATGGGAACTGATGCGCAAGCTCGACGAGCCTGCCGCCCTCAAGCGGGCCGAAGCCGCCCGCCGCCGGGGCGTGGAGCTGCGCACCAAGACGCAACTCGGCGAGCGTAAACCGGGCCGCTCCAGCCACCGCACCGACGACTACGTCCTGACCGTGCTCGCCGAGCCGTTCGGGATCTCCGCCGCCACCGCCCGCCGGGTCGAGGTCATCTACCAGACCGCCACCGGCGTCATCGGAGCCGACGAGAAGAAGCGCCAGAAGGCCGAGCACATCATGGGTGAGCTGGACGCCAGGCGCGCGACGCCCTGGGCCAGCTACCAGGAGCTGATGGGCCTGAAGCAGAAGAAGACCCCCGCCGTGAAGGTGAAGGCCGAGCCCGCCGAGTCCGCCGACGCGGCCAAGCAGATCTCCGCCTGGGACCGGGCGCTCCCGCCCTTGCAGGGCCTCATCTCGGGCCTGTCCGAACTTGGACCCCCGAGCCCTGATCTGACCTGGGAGCAGGTCGGACCCGTGCACGCCCAGCTCTCCTACGCCAGGCGCGAGCTGGAGAAGATGATCAAACAGATGAAGGAGATCAGCAACCGATGAGCAGTCCCCGCACCGCCACCGCCACGCAGGAGATCGTCGAGGTCAAGGTCGGTGACCTCTGGGTTGACCCCGCCGTGCAGCGCGCCCTGAAGAAGCACCGCGTTGCCACCATGGCCGCCAAGTTCGACCCGGCCGCCCTGGGCGTGCTCACCACGTCGTTCCGCTCGCCCAAGCGCATCCACATCATCGACGGCCAGCACCGCTACCGTGCCGCCGAGGCCGCCAAGTACGAGGGCGTCATCCTCACCAACCAGTACCGGGGCCTGACCGTCGCGCAGGAAGCCGCCCTGTTCCGGCAGCTCAACGACGCCGACAAGGTGTCCGCCGTCGACCGGTTCATCGTCGCCTGCGTGGAGCAGGACCCGAGCACCCTGCACATGAACGCGATCCTCACGACCGAGGGATGGACGGTCTCCCCGTACAGCGGCGAGGGCCGCATCACCGCCATCAGCAGCCTGGAGCGCGTCTACAACCTCGACCCGAACGCCGCGAAGGCCGCCATCCACGTGCTCACCGTCGCGTACGGCCACCGCCCCGCCGCCATGCAGGGCTCGCTCCTGGTCGGCCTGGGCCGAGTGCTGGCCAAGTACAAGCTCGACGTCGACCTGGACGACCTCGCCCAGCGGCTGGCGAAGTTCCCCGGCGGTCCGGACGCCCTGGTCGGCCACGCCCGGGGCCTGATGGCCACCCGGACCGGCAACCTGTCCACCTCGATCGCCCGAGTCATCGTGCAGCTCTACAACCAGCGCCGCCGCTCCACCGCTCTCGCCGCCTGGGAGTGACCGCGCCATAGCCCGAGCCCGCCGCCTCCGCCCGGGGCGGCGGGCTCCCGCATCTCCGGGATGTCACATGCCTAGCCGCACTCCGAAGCCGGACCCTTCCGTACGCTGGCCGTTCTGCCCCGACTGCCACCACAAGCACGAGCCGGGATCGGACTGCCCTCAGACCCGCTCGTGGGGTGTCGCCTGGATCAAGCGCCCGATGCCTGACGGCCAGTGGCCGCCCGACGAGCGCGCCCCGCGTGACGACTCGTTCTCCTGGCTGGTCCGGTCGCACTGCGGCCACGTTGGCAGGCTGTGGGCGTTCTACCGTGAGGCCGACGCCGACCAGTACGAGGGCATCTTCCGGGCGAACCCGTGCCACTACACCCGATGCCAAGATCAAAAACGACGGAGGAGATGACGATGAACGCAGCCAAGGCCAAGCGACGCTGGCTGAGATGGTGCCGGTACGTCGCCGCCACCGGCACCAAGGCCGGGCCGTACGGCGGTTACCACTCCGGCCACGCCAAGGCGTACGACAACCACATGTTCGCCGGGCGCTACGCGCCGATCGGTGCCCGCGTCCCGTACTACCCCCGCTGGTCCTGGGGACGCGACTGATGGCGAACTGGGCCTGGCCGCACACCCCTTCCGACGACTGGGCGCGCATCATCCTCGGCGACGGCCCATTCGCCGGGGAGCAGGTCGGCTTCCTTCCGCCGGACACCACTCCGCCCGTGCAGATCGCCTGGGCCGCCTGGTTCCCCGGCGGCTTTGTCGCGTACCTGTACGCCTGGAACGGTCGCGAGCGGGTCATGGAACGGGGCCGCACCAGCGGTCTGATCTACCGCTGCACCGGTCGCCGCCTGACCGCCGACGAGATCCCGCCGCTGATCTCCGAGGATGCCGAGGTGTGGGCCACCGGGGCGGCCACCATCGTTTCCGTGACGGACGTTCCCGCCGAGCTGATCTGGCCCGGCGTGTAGCCGGTAGGCTGGCGGCAGGAGGAGCCGCCCATGACCCGCCGACGCAACGGTAAGACGAACGATCATTCTCGCTCGCCCGAGATCCTGAACGCCCTGGAGCGCAAGAAGCTCGACCTGGACCCGCTACTCGACGCCTGGGACCAGCAGCCCGGAGAGAACGGCCGCGACTACGGCCTGTTCTGCATGTACCGCGACCACGGACGCATCCGCACGGTGGCTCAGATCGCCGGGATGTCCCCGCTGACCTTCGCCACCGTTGCCCGGATCGCCCGGATGAAGCGCTGGGTGGAACGCGCCCAGCGATGGGATGCCGAGCAGGACCGGCTGGCCGCGATTCGGCTGGGCGACGCCCGCGAGGAAATGGCCAAGCGGCACGCGAAGGCCGCCGGACTGATGATGGAGAAGGCCCTCGCCCGGCTCAAGACCCTCGACATCGGCAAGATCTCCCCGCATGCCCTGATCCTCATGCTGGACAGCGCCGCGAAGATCGAGCGCGCCGCGCTGGGTCTGGACCGCAACTCCGTTGCCCCGCAGCAGACGTCTGTCACGGTTGCCGCGACCTCGGGCACCGACGACGCGGGCAAGCCGCAGGTCCGCGTCGAGGTGGGAGTCCAGCATGACCGGATCATGCGCACCCTCGACGATATGGTGAGCCGGATGACGCCCGAGCAGTTGGCTGCCGGGTATGAAGAGCTGACCGCGAGCGCAGAGGAGGCGATTCGCGGGCTGGACGCCGCCCTTCCTGCACCTCCTCCTCCGCAGTGAAGGCGCTGGCGCGGCAGGGGGTCGCCCGTGTGCCGGGCGGCTGGGCGACCCCCTGGTACCGCATCGTCTCGGATAGTTTTCGATCATGAGCCTGTCCGCCGCTCAGAAGCTGGCCCTGCTGCCCGCCAGCCTCCGCAAGTCCTGGCTCAAGGAGCAGTCCCGCGAGACCCTGGACGACATCCTCAAGGGCGCGTGGTGGTGGGTCGGCCGCCCTGAGCAGTTCAAGCCCCCCGGCGACTGGCTGGTCTGGCTCATCCTGTCCGGCCGAGGCTGGGGCAAGACCCGCACCGGCGCGGAAGACCTCCTCGACCGCGTCTTCCGGCACCCCGTCGACAGGGTCGGGCAGCGCACCGAGTGGCTGGTCATCGCCGAGACCCTGAACGACTGCCGCACCGCGTGCATCGAGGGCAACTCCGGCATCCTGTCCGTGCTTACCCGGATGGGCCTGATCAAGGGCAAGGACTACCGGTACTGGAAGTCCCCCAAGCTCATGATCGAGTTCGCATCCGGGCAGGTCATCTATTTCGAGGGCGCGGACAACGCCGACGTCGGCCGTGGCTACAACCTCGCCGGGCTCTGGGCCGACGAGCTGGCGAAGTGGCGCTACACGTACGCCGCCTGGTACGAGGGCATCCTGCCGTCGCTGCGCGCCCCGCTGATCGGCGACCACCCGCGCGCCGTCATCACCACCACCCCGAAACCGATCAAGCTACTGATCGAGTGGAAGCACAAGACGGACGGCACGGTCGTCATCACGACCGGCAGCATCTTCGACAACATCGCCAACCTATCCCGCCACGTCGTCGAGGAGTTGAAGAAGCTCTATGAGGGCACCCGCGCCGGATTGCAGGAGCTGTACGGCCACCTGATCGAGGAGGTCGAGGGCGCGCTGTGGCAGCGGCCCATGATCGAAAACAATCGCGTTAAGGCCACTGAGCTGCCCGAACTGAAGCAGGTCGTCGTCTCGATGGACCCCGGCGCGACCGGCTCCGGCGACGAAACCGGCCTGATCGTGGCCGCCCGGGGATACGACGGCGACGACTACGTCTTAGCCGACGCCACCAAGAAGGTCGTCGGGCACGCCGCCGCCCGCCTCGCCTGGGAGACCTTCCGCGCCTGGGGCGCAACCTGGCTGATCATCGAGACGAACATGGGCAAGAAGTGGCTCATGCAGGTCGTCACGGACGCGTACAAGGAGATGCAGGACGAGGGCCTGTTCGAGCCCGGCCCCCCGCCGGTCAAGGAGGTCACCTCCCTGGCGGGCAAGAAGCTGCGCGCCGAGCCGGTCGCCTCCCGCTACGAGCAGAACCGCTGGCACCACGTCGGCACGTTCATCGAGCTGGAGGACCAGCAGTGCACGTGGGTCCCCGGCGACGCCGAATCCCCGGACCGGATCGACGCCCTCGTGCAGGCTGGCCTGTTCCTGATGGGCCGCGAGAACAAGCTGGTGCGCATCGCGGCCCCGGCCAACATGACGATGCCTGTCAGCTCCCCGTACGGCTAGACTCCACCCCATAGGACGCCGCCGGGTTCACCGCCTCCGGTGTCGGTCTGTGGGATGAATCGCGGCAGTGCTGCGACACTAAAAACGGCCGGACTACCCCAAGGGTCGACCACTCAGGTCCCAGGGGCTCCGGCCGTCCCCATATACGGCGAACGGCCGCTCCCCGGGGTGGGAGCGGCCGTTCTGGTGTCCGAGCCTACGCTGCGCGCCGACCCCGTGAGGGCCGTCGGGTGCGCCGCAGCCGGGCCAGCCGGGCCCGCCGAACCTCGGCCAGCCGGTCGATCAGCTCGGAGATGTCGCCCGAGTCCATGACGTCGAAGGTACGGATGGTCCGGACGCGCTCGGCGTACGGCAGCTCGGAGCGGCACAGGTCGGTGGCGTACGCGATCTGGTCCCGCGTCGGCTTGAGTTCACGCCGCCACGAGTTGATCACCGGGGTCTCGATCGTGTCCTTCTCCAGCGTCTCCATCGCTGCTACCTCCGCTCCTTCCGGGGGTTGTCTCTTTCAAGGGTGACTGATGATCGACGGATGTCAAGCCGGAATCGACAAAACCGTCTGTCGGGGGTTGACAGTGCGCGTGGCGGCGACTAACGTGGAACACGACAGACCGGCCAAGGAGGCAGCAATGCAGGCAACCACCAGCCCCGCCCAGACGCTGAACGACCAGCCGCAGGAGGCGTGGAGCGCACTCCAGATCGCCCAGAGCAACGGCGCGTACGGAGGCAGGACCGTCCAGTTCATCACCCCCGACGGCCTGATCAGCGGCGAGCTGGTCCGTGCCGGGCACTCCAGCGAGAACCCCGGCCACGTCCTGGTCCTGACCGGCGACATCCGTAACCGCGTCTGGAGCACCATCCCCAACGACGCCACCGTGCTGGTGATGCGCTGATGGACGCCGCAATCGCCGACACGATCAACCGTGAGGACGCCCGGAAGATCGCCGCACGCTTCGACCAGATCGACGAGCACCTGCTACCTGGCATGCTGCTCCCTGAGCCCTGGTACAACGCCAGCATGGCTCAGTCATTGATGGGCGAGAACGACGCCACCAACGCCGACCGGGCGTGGCTGGTCGGCCAGATCACCACCAACATCCCCGGCCTGCGCTTCGACGGCGAGCCCGCCGACGGAGACTGGGAGAACCTGTTCACCAACATCCGGGCCGAAATCGAGGCCCGCCGCGCACGTGACCCGAAAACCCCACCGGCCCAGGCGGCAGCGACCCAACTTGGCTGCGTGGTGTAGGGTCACGACAGACGGAGGGGACCGGATCGGCCTTGTGCCTCCAACGGTCTGTCAACCCGAGCGGCGTTTGCCCCCGTGATCCCGCTCGGGAGGTATGGCCATCCGGTCCCCTCCCCGTAGATAGCCCCGGCCGCCGCCAGCGCCGCCGCACACCCCGCCGACCGGCGGCCGGGGCGCACCGCCCGGATATCCACACCCTGAGGAGAAACCCTGTGGACCTGACCCTGTACGTCGCCGATGAGGACGGGCAGATCAACCTCGACGGCATCGCGCCGCCCGGCACGCACTACACGGCCGCCCGCAACGACAACACCGGCGTCGTGCGCCTGACTCCCGTCAAGGTCAACACGACCACCCCGAAGGCCGCCGCCACCCGCCCGGCCGACGACGAGGACGACCCGTTCGGGGAAGACCAGCCGCAGGGCTGACCCAAGACCAGCAAACGCCCGTGAGCTAGTTGTGCACACCCGCCGGGGTGTTGACGGAGACGAAAACCGGGCGAGCAGGGAAGAGCCGGGAGACGAACCATGGTGATGACCTGATGCAAGACCGGGCCGCGTGGCTGCTGTAGGGCAGTAAGCGCGCGGCCCACCTGGGGAGATAGCTCAGTCGGCAGAGCAGAGGCCGCAAGCTGTGCTCCGGCAATGCAGCCGGAAGCATCCGTGAGCAGCAAGCCTCGGTGGACGCAGGTTCGATCCCTGCTCTCCCCTCGACAGACATTTCACTGGAGGAGGCAACCATGCACAGCCTGAAGCTTTACCGCATCACAGGAGTCGGCGATATCAGCTACGTCGCTGGTGATCCCAACTACTTCTTCCCGATCAACATGCCGGACGGCACGGTCGCCCTGTTCCCGCTCCGTGAGGCGATCATCGCCGAGATGGACCGGGTCGTGGAGGCGATCTACCCGCCCGCCGCCCCGGCCGAGTCCACCGACGGAGAGCCCACCGAAGGCGAGCAGGCCGAGGAGACCGGCGAGGACAACCCGCAGGAGGAGGGCGAGAAGCCGGAAGGCTGATCACCCGGGGGAAGGCAGGGAGCGCAGGGCCGAAAGCCCTGGCCCGGGTTCGACGCCCGGCTTCCCCTCGCAGAGGAACGCCAGGTGTCGTCCGCCGGTGATGGCTGTGTCGACTGCTCAGCCTGGCGGCAACCGACGCCCTCGGAATGAGCACCCGAGGGACCCTGTAGCTCAGTAGCGCCTATTGCCAGCAAGCTGGCGAGCGGGCCGGATAGAGCACCTGCCTCACGGCAGGAGGTCGGCGGTTCAAATCCGTCCAGGGTCACGAAGTGACCACCGTGTTCGTACGTGAGGGGACCGGGTACAAGCCCGGCACGACGTACGGGACGGGGATGGCGCTTCCCAAAGGTCTGGCCCACCACAACGGGCCCCGGGAGTCCCGCCGCCACGGGACTCCCGGTCAAGGCGACGTAGCTCAGCAGGTAGAGCACCCCCGGCCGGACCGCGCCGTGCGCACGGCTAACGGCGGCCCACGCCCTGATCAGGCGTAGCGAAGGGGGAGGAGTGGTCCCGCAGGCCCCGCCTGTGCGGCCGGGATAGATCGCCCGGTCACGCAGCGATCAGGCCGTAAGGACTCCGGTGGTTCAAGTCCACCCGTCGCCACGCAAGCTCCGCCCGGACAAGGAGGAACCATGCGTACCAAGTTCACGGCCGCGCTGCTCATGCTCGCCGCCTCGCTCGGCCTGCTCATCGCCGCCCAGCCCGCCCAAGCCGCCATCACCGACTGCGCCGTCGGCAACTTCTGCTGGTGGACCGGTCAGAACTACACCGGCACCCGCTACACGTACAACAAGAGCACCATCGACGCCGGTACCCGCCACGGCATCCGCCTCGGTACCCTCGCCAGCAACCAGGCCGACTCCTGGTACAACCACACCACCGTGGCCATCAACATCTACGACAGCGGCACCTGCGGCTACAGCCCCTGGACCCGCACCCTCTCCTCCGGCCAGTACGCCACCTCCCAGGGCTCCGACTGGGGCAGCCGCATGTCGTCGTTCCAGATCACCGCGTACGCCCCCAACTGCTAGACCAGCAAGGATTGCCGCATAAGCCTCAACAGGTAGAGCTTCCGGGGGTGCAAACTCCGGAGCGTCCGGGTTCGACTCCCGGGGCGGCAGCGGATGCACCAGCAAGGTAGGAAGGCGCACTCGCCCTCAGAAGGCGGGCCACGACGCCGACTCATGATCCGAGCTGGTGCTGTCGGCCAGAAGTACGGAGCAGGTGCGACACCTCGCCCGGAAACCACTGGTCGGCGGGTCGCCAGTAGACCCCGAGGAGTGCCCCCGTGGCCACGGCGCGGCGCTGTCTACTGGCGACCTACCACGCGTAAAACCCCTGAAGGAGGACCCCATGGGCGAGAAGAGGCAGCCCAAGAACGTTCAGAAGCTCGCCGCCGACGCCGCCGCCCGGTCGGCCGAGAAGCCCGCCAAGAGGCAGCCCACCGTCGCCAAGAAGATCCGCCTACGCGGCGGCCAGCCCCCCAAGGCCAAGGGCAAGCCCAACGCCGTACTCAAGCTCATCACCGACGCGCTCAAGCGGCAGGAGGGCCGGTAGGTGGCCGCCCGGTACGTGAAGATCGCCCCCAAGACGCTGGTCGTCGTCGGCTCCCTCGCCGGGACGATGCAGCCCCACCGGTTCATCCCCGACACGTGGACCGGTTCCTCGTGCATGGCCTGCTTCGCCCCGTGCGATGCCACCCAGCACCCGTACATCACCGTCGACCTCAGCCACCGGCCGAAGCGCCGCAAGGCGATGCGATGATCCGCCTGACCGACCCGGACAAGATCGGGGAGGCGCTGCGCGACCTGCGGGCGATGCTCGGGTTGACGCAGGCGAAGATGGCCGAGTTGCTGGGCACCTACCAGGGCCGGTACAGCGAATACGAGACCGGAGCGGTTGTCCCGTCGCTGGCCAGCCTTATCTCGATGTTCAAGCGGATCGATTTTGATCTTGCGATGGTCGGTTCGATCGAAGGAGGGTCTGATGCGGAAGCTGTCCGGGAGGATCAGCCGGAGGATCAGGGACGGCCGGATTCCGGCCGAGGCCCTGCCGTGGAAGCGGATCGACACGGCTGACCCGCCATCCCCGGCGGCCGTCCGATCGGCCCATGGCCGCTCGCTCGGGGCCGGGCATCGGCGGGACGGGACGCGAGGTGAAGGGCTCCACGAGTAGTTACCGGCGAGTACGAGTGCCAGGATTCCCGGGGAAACACCCCGCAGGATGCGAGCAAAACAGAACAAAGGCCCCAGACGGTAAGTGGATCGAGCGCTCGCCCCGCGCGCCGTCGCCTGGCAAAGCGGCCCGAGAACCGGGTGGCGCGAGGTGGTTCGAGTCCACCATGGGGCACGAGCAGTCCGAGGTGCGCCCACGACTGGTCCGATCAACTCAAGGTGCACGCCCCACGCATCCGGGGTTAAGAGGGATGATGCACACAAAAGAATCTCCCAGCGCCCTGGGTTCACGCCCCTGGGGGATATGACTGGCCCCTACGGTCGAACCGCAGCACCAACGCGGGAGTGAGGAGGCCCCGGTGAAGATCACGGGCTTGAAGCCGGGCCGGTAGCGAACCTCCCCGTAGGGGAACCATGCCGGGGTAGCTCAATCGGCAGAGCGGCGGGATTTAAACCGCGAGATGCAGGTTCGACCCCTGACCCCCGGCGCTTGCGCGGCACGTCAAGGATGTGTATGCTGTGGGCAGACAGATCTACTGGAGGAGGAAACATGACGGACATCGACAGCAGCGACAAGGACGCCTACACCGAGGCCGTGATCGCCGAGGAGCTGCGTACGAAGATCACCGGCTGGGCCGACGGCGCGGTCAAGCACGGCGGCGTCGACCGGGACTGGGCCAACAGCTGGCTCCGCAAGCTCGGTGCCGAGCAGATCACCGGCTACTCCGAGTACCGCATGAACGTCCCGCTGACCGGCTTCTACGGCTGGCGCTGCAAGGCCAGCAGCCGAGCCGAGGCCGCCGAGCGGTTCCTGGCGCAGGTCAAGCGGATCACCAAGGCGGGCAAGATCACCGCTGACCACAGCAACGACAGCGTCTACGACGTTGCGTTCGTCGACGACCCCGTCACCGTCCACGACGTCCACTTCTACGCCGGTCCCGAAGATCCCACCGAGTCCACCGACCCGGTGCCCGGCCTGGACGGTCTGAAGGTGGGCATCCGTGCGATGCTGATGGAGGGTGTCGCCGAGCAGGGCTGGAACTACCAGTATGCCGTGCAGGCCGTTTCCAGCATGGATCTTCCGCCGCTGCCGGACTTCGGCTACCGCACTGTCGAGGTTCCCGTCTCGGGCATCCACAAGACCCAGATCCGGGCGTTCGCGGATGCGGACGACGAGGCCGTGCAGCGGGTCGTGGCCAGCCACCTGAAGAGGCAGGGCTCTGCGCTGTACGTCGCGGTCGACGAGATGGGAACGCCTGCTCAGGTGGACGACGAGCCGGAGAGTGACGATCCGTTCTGATCCTGCCTCGACCCATACAGCCCGCTTGACAGAGCCGTCAGGCGGGCTGTATGTTGTAAGCAGACAGTCCGAGGAGGATACCTGACATGGACAGCGAGAAGATCCAGGCGTTGAAGCTAGACAAGGCCGAGGAGATCATCGGCAACATCCGGGAGCGCATCGAGCAGGAGATGCCCCCGCTGGAATTCATGCAGTGGCTGAGCAACTGCATGTACGAGGCCGCCTGCGACATCGCCCACGCAGCCCGTATCGAGCAGGAAGAGGCGAAGGCGTGATCACGGTTGACACCGTCCAGGCCGGGCGTAAGTGGAACGGCCGCAAGCTCTACAGCATCACCCTGAGCTCGCGCGTCGGCACGGTCACCTTCTACAAGCTCACCCGCCGCCAGGCATGGCGTCGCCTGTCTGAAATCGTCGTGCCGCTCACCATCGAGGAGCGCCCCTACAAGATCACCGGCATTAAGGTTCTGTAGGAGGAGAATGCCATGACCCGCGAAGAGTTCGAAGACGCCGTACGCCAAGCCATCCAAGACAACGTCACTGCCGACACCTGCGGGCTGCGGATGCAATCAGACGGTCATCGACGGCATCGAGGATGCCGTGAAGGAAATCGTCTCCAAGTCTGAAGACAGCAAGCGGGCTGTCAAAGACTGATCGGCCGCCCCTGGAAGAGCCGGGCTGACCACCTACGATGGTGGTCATGCCCGGCTCTTCCATGCTGTACGCCATCTACCTGCTCGCCTTCGCGCGAGTCGTCCTGCTCATCACCTCCGACGTCATCACCCGCAAGCCACGGCAGCGCATGATCGACGCCCTGGAGGAACGCGGCCACGAAATGATCGCCTACCTGGTTACCTGCCCCTGGTGCGTGTCGATCTGGTTGGCTATCCCCGCCGCTCCGATCATCTACGCTTACGGCCATCACTGGTGGCTGTTCGTGCCCGCCCTCGTCCTGGCGCTCTCGGGTGCCGCTGGTGCTCTCGGCCGCGTGAAGGGATAGACGGAGTGGGGCTGCTGAAGCGCAAGACGGTCCCTGCCGGAGGGATCGACGGCCCCGGCACACGCCCGGCGGCCCTCACCGCCGCCGCTGTTCCGATCAACCTCGGAGACGCCACCTCCTGGCAGATGTTCAAGCTTGGTGATCACCGCTGGCAGTGGGAATCATGGAGGCACTACGACATCTGCGGTGAGCTGCGCTTCGTTGTCAACTGGATCGGCAACGCCGTCTCCCGATGCCGCCTGTACGCCGCCGACGTCGCTGATGACGGCACCGTAGGCGACGAGACCGACGACGCGCAGGCCAAGCTCATCGCCGAGACGATGTTCGGCACCCCGGCCGCGAAGGCGCAGGCGCAGCGCCTGATGGGCGTGAACATGATGGTCGCCGGGGACGTGTTCATCGTCGCCGAGGGCTACCAGAACACCGGCGCGGACGGTACCGCCGACACCGACAAGTGGTACGTGTGTTCCAGCTCGGAAGTGTTCCGGCGCGGCGACGACATCATGGTCCGCCGCTCGATTACCCACGGCGGTGGTACCTACAAGCTGAACCCGCAGAAGGATCTGCTGATCCGCTGCTGGAACCCGCACCCGCGCCGTCATGACGCCGCCGACTCCACCACCCGCGCCATTCTTCCGGTGCTGCGCGAACTGGAGCAGTGCACTAAGCGGGTCTTCGCCGAACTGGACTCGCGTCTGGCTGGCGCGGGCATGCTGCTGCTGCCCGACAACATCGACTTCCCGCGCCAGCCGGACGACCCGACCGGCATCGAGGGGCTGACGGCCGTGCTCACCCGCACCATGGCCACGTCGTTGCAGCAGCGCGACAACGCCGCCGCCATCGTCCCGATCATGCTTCAGGCAAGCACTGAGGCCCTGGACAAGATCAAGCATCTGACGTTCGACTCGCAGATCTCCGAGCACCTGACGGCGATGCGCGAGGCCGCCGTCAAGCGCATGGCGATGAGCCTGGACATCCCGCCCGAAGTGCTGACCGGCATGGGCGGCACGAACCACTGGTCGGGGTGGCAGATCGAGGAATCCTCGATCAAGATCCACATTGAGCCGCTGCTCATCCAGCTCGCCGACGCCCTCAACGTCGGCTACTACCAACCCGCCCTCAAGGCCGCAGGCGTCAAGAACCCCGAGAAGAAAACCCTCTGGTTCGACATCGCCGCCCTCACCGTCCGACCCAACCGCTCCGACCAGGCCATGCAGTTCTCCGACAAGGAACTGATCAGCGACAAGGCCGCCCGCGACAACGCCGCGTTCTCCGACGACGACGCCCCCTCCGACGAGGAGAAGGTCTACAAGCTGGTCAAAGCCCTCGTGCTCGCCCAGCCCGCCTACGCGGGCGACCCCGAGGTGCAGAAGATCCTCAAGCTGCCGAAGATCTCCATGCCCGCGCCGCCCGCCCCGCCGCAGCCCGAAGGCGGCGACATGCTCAACCCGGGTGACCCCGGCTACGACGAAGCCGGGACCGAACCGGCCGACGCCGGGAACCGGCCCCTGCCGGGCCTGCCCACGGTTGCCGAAGCCGAGTCCGGTGGCGCTCCCGCGAAGGCCAAGGGCGGTCAGAAGCTCAGCCAGCTCGCCGCGTCCGCCAGCAACGCCGACACGGCCCTGTTCTACGCCGCCGACGGGGCTGTTCGCCGCGCCCTGGAGCTGGCCGGTGGAAGGCTCGTTCCCGGCCCTCAGCGGGCCGCCTACGCCGTTCCGAAGCATGAGCTGCACACCCGGAAGGTCCCGACCGAGAATCGCGTACCGGCGCTCCTGGCGGGCGCGTGGGTGCACGTGCGGGAGCAGGCCCCCGGGCTGGGCGTGGACGCCGACAGGCTCGAAGAGCTGCTGGGCGGCTACTGCACCGAGCTGCTGACCCGGGGAATGTCGCACGACCCGGAGCTGCTGCGGGAGACGCTGCAACGGACCCGAGGGGACCTCGCGCCATGATCGAAAACGTCGTGGAGAAGAAGCCGACCACCGCTGACCTGCTTAAGGTCATCCAGCAGCGCAGGCGAACCGAGTGGCGTGAACCCGACCGCCCCGTCTACGCCGAGGACATCTTCAAGCGCGAGGGATGGCGGCCATGACCCAGCCGAACCTGCCCACCCCTGCCGCCCAGCAGCAGGCCGCCGTCGAGGTCTTCGCCCAGTACGAGCCCCCGCTGTACGAGGCGTACCTGGAGATGATGCTGGAATGGCTCGCTGCCGTCCGCACCGCGATGTTCGCCGGTGGCGTCGCCAAGCTCGGCCTCATCCCCGACCCGCTGTCCGTTTTCGCCAAGACCCCCATGTGGAACGACCTCACCGACAAGTACAGCGAGGAGGTCGCCCGGGAAGTCCTGGCCAAGCCGTACGCCAACCTGTTCGCCGACGGCACCCTGTTCGAGTCGCGGCCGTTCGTCCGGAACTGGATCGCCGAACGCGCCAACCGGCTCCAGAAGGTCCCCGACGAGGTGTTCGGTCTCGTCCAGCACGTCATCGACTCCGGCACCACCAACGGGGCCAGCATCCCCGACGTCACCAAGCAGGTCCAGGAGCTGTTCGACTCCACCGACATCCAGACGTGGAAGGGCCGCGCCCGCACCGTCGCCCGCACGGAGGTCGTCGGCGCGTACAACGGCGGCCTCTACGACGCGTTCGCCATGGTCGTCGAGGCCGACCCCGACACGGTGTGGGTGAAGCGCTGGCTCGCCACCGAGGACCACCGCACCCGCCCGGACCACAAGGTCGCCGACGGGCAGGTTGTCCCCTGGGGGCAGCCGTTCCAGGTCGGCGCGTTCCAGATGATGTACCCGCACGACCCGGCCGGGCCGCCGCAGGAGGTCATCAACTGCCGCTGCACGATGCTGCTGGAAGTCGCCGGAGAACCGACCGACATGGGCAACCGGGGCTACAAGGACGGCCTGGCCGCCGCCGGATTCCCGCGCTCGATGACCCTGATGCAGTTCGTGTGCACCGAGGGCCAGTTCTGCCAGCAGACCCACAAGCCGGGCCTGTGCAAGGGCCAGCACCGGGGCCAGACCGAGCCGGGTGTCACCGAGGAGACGAAGAAGAACCCGGCCACGGTCGCGAAGATCGCCGTGCAGGGGCTGACCAACGCCATCACCAGGGCCGGGCAGATCGCGCAGGCCAACGCGGTCCGCAACCCGAAGCTGGCAGCGCTGGCGCGTAAGGCGGTCGCCGACTACCGGAAGGCGCTCCAGCCGCACGTGAAGACGCTCCAGGACGCTGCACGTGCAGACGACAAGGCGAAGCGTGCCGGGGAGCAGGACACCCGCCAGCAGGACTCGATCGACAAGCGCAACCAGAAGAAGCGGGAGACGCTGAAGAAGCGCGCTGACGCGATCGTCGAACGCCGGAAGCGGCAGGCCGCCGAGCAGAAGAAGCTGAAGGGCATGACCCCGAAGCAGCGGACCGCGTACCGCAAGGCCAAGGCGGCAGCCGCCCGGAAGCAGCGCGAGGCCCGCGAGAACAAGGTCATCAAGCAGGCCAACTCCGCGTAGCCTGAGCGTATGCTGCGCCGCCGCATCGTCACCGGGGAAGAGCAGGACGTCCACACTGGCTGGAGGCGGATGTATACCCGCTACCGGCGTTCTGGGAACGCCAAGAAGGGCAAGCGGGCTACCAACCAGCGGGAGCGCAACGAGGGCCGCCGGGCGATCCGGGAGGGCCGATGGGACGCGCTCTAGACACGATGCTCGGCAAGGGCTTCTACATCGAGCACCGGATCAAGCTGCCGAACGGCGGCTGCGTCTGGGGTCTGCGGATCCCGGAGCGGAAGGCTCGCCGGATCAAACGGGCGCGGGAGAAGGCGGCGCTCCGCAGGTCCATGATCGAAAACGATCGGTAGGATGCGGGCATGAAGCTGAGCGGGCTCGTCTCCGTCGGTGGTGGCAAGTGGATCGAGTCCGCCGAGATCGAGTTCAACGATCCGGTCGACGAGTCTTTCCCGTCCCCGAAGGTCCAGTACTGGCCCGCCGCCGCCCCCCACATCCAGGCCATCGTCGCCTCGATCGGTGTGGCTGCGGGCGACGACCTCGGCAGTCCCGCTACCGTGCTGGCCGCCTGCGCCGCATGGGTCTACCAGGACGACGACGCCCACGAGACCTGCTCGCTGACCGCCTGCCTGAACCCGCTGCACCCCGGCCCCTGCAAGGGCTGGAAGGGCAACCTGTTCAAGGTCGCCCCGAACGCCTACCACGCGCTGGAGTCCGCCCGCGTCGAGAAGGCCAACGCCGCCCGGCTGAAGAAGATCCAGGCGCTCAAGGACGCCGGGAAGCCGATCCCGAAGAAGCTGCTCACCCCGATCGTCGCGAAGCCGCACCCGCACGCCGGGCAGACCGCCAACGCCGCCACCGGCGAGGCCCACCACGCCGGTCAGGCCGTCTCCGACGCCGCCGGGGTACACGCCCAGCACCCGGGGAAAGTGACCCTCGGGCAGGCCGTCAAGCAGATCAAGGCCACCGACGCGACCAGCGAGAAGGGCGCGAAGGGCAAGAAGCCGACGGTTGCCTCGAAGGGCATCGCGGCGGTCATCGCGCAGGAGAAGGTCACCCCGCAGTACAAGCTCGACAAGGCCGCGAAGATCACGCCGGAGCAGTGGAACGCCCTGTCCTCCGACGAGAAGTCGATCATCCGGGGCGAGCTGGCGAAGATCCAGACCGAGGGTTTCGGACCGCAGCAGAAGAAAGCCACCGAGCTGCTGGACAAGCTCCCTGCCGCAGGCGTGAAGCCGGAGCAGAAGTCCGCGCTGCCTCCCGCACCGCACGTCTACGACGACTCGTACAGCAACGCCGCGAACTGGGCAGTGCACAACGCCGTCACTTCGGCAGCCGTCCAGCACCAGATCCCCGTCTGGGCTGCGATGACCGCCGACGACTGGAAGAACCTCAAGCCAGCCGACCACAAGAAGATCACCGAAGCGGTAGCGAGCGCCTGGAAGCACAACCCGCAGGACCGCCACAAGATCGCCGCCGCCATGCTCAACAGCGCCGAGCCTGGCACGGAGATGCACGCCGACTTCACCAAGAAGGCGGCAAACAAGTACACGCCGACCATGGCGACAGCGGTAGCCCTGCACAATGCGACCAGCCTCGGAAAGACGAACAGCGTCAAGGAAGGTCTCACCTACGACCTCTCCAAGAGCCTGACCAAGGCCGAGTTCGAGAAGCTGACGCCGGGTGAGCAGGCGACGGTCAAGAAGCACCTGACGAAGCAGGCCGAGTCCAGTCCGCACAAGTCGCACCAGGAAGCAGCGAAGGCCAAGCTCGCCGAACTGTCCGGCGCGCCCACCTCGCCGATGCCCGGCCCGAAGGTCGCCGAGGAGCCCACCGCCGGGCCGGGCAGCCTCCAGCAGGCCAACGTCATCAAGAACGTCACCGAGGCCATCCACGGCCCGCAGACCGTCACCACTGTGCATGACGTCGCCAAGAAGGTCGACGTCATGAAGAAGAGCACCGGAAAGATCGAGGACCACCCCGCGTTCGGTGCCATCGTCGGCAAGCTGGCCAGCGCCGCGCAGAAGAAGGCGTACGCGCAGAAGCAGGCCGACATCCCCGGCGTGGACGTCTACTACAACCAGATCGCCGAGCACATCAAGGAGGGCAAGACCGGCCTTCCGAAGGTCGTGCAGGACGTCGTCGACAACCACAAGCCCGGCGCGATCTCCACCAACTCGACGATCCTCAAGAAGACGAACAACGAGGTCGCGACGGCCGCGAAGGAGGCCAAGGCTGCCGAGCCGCAGGCCCCCGCGAAGCCGAAGCTCGGCGGTCTGCCGAACACGGCGTCGCCGCTCGGCACCCAAAAGCTGCTCAAGACGCACGGCTCCCTGGACATCACGTTCGCGAAGGGCACTTACTACGAGAAGCACTTCGCTGACGTCGGCCTGCCCGGTAAGGGCGACCACCAGCACTACCTGATCACCGAGGGCAAGGGGGCCTGGTATGTCACCGACAAGGACGGCAAGAAGCTTCAGTTCTTGACGAAGTCGGGTGGGGTGCACCTGAGCCCGGCCACGGGGAATCCTGCCGCGACCAAGATCGAAAACGCTGCGGAGTCGGCCCCGAAGACGGATGAGCTGCCCAAGCACGTCCAGCACGCCGCCGCCATCGCCAACCACCAGGTGCCCGGCTCCGGCCTGTCGACGAACCACCTCGCCGCCTACTCGAAGCTGACGCCCGCCGAGTTCCAGAGCTTGCCCGAGGCCACCCAGGGCAAGATCATCCAGGAGCTGGAGAAGGGCCAGACGAAGTTCCTGGACCCCAAGAAGATCACTGCCGCCAAGAAGCTCATTCAGGACTTCAAGGGCGCGGGCGGCGCGCCCAAGCCTGCCGCGCCCGCCGACGTCAACTTCCACACCCACCTCAACGACCACGCCGTCACTGACGCGCAGGCGAAGAAGGCCATCCAGGACCAGCCGGTCGCCGCGCACGCCAAGGTCGCCAAGGATCTCGCCAACCTGGAGACCGCCGACCAGCCGGACGTCGTCGCCCATGACATCGCCGCGAAGCAGTACGCCAAGGATCTGCTGACCAGCTTCACCAAGGGCGAGCCGCTGGACGCGCTCAAGGACCCGGCCGTGCAGCAGGCCGCCCAGGAGGTCATGGACGCCGCGACCGAGCTGAAGAAGACGCAGTTCGTCGGGCAGGCGAAGAAGAACGCCTACAACAAGATCACCATGCTGGAGAAGGGCAGCAACCTCACCGCGATCCAGAAGGCGTCCCTCGGCGAGTACAAGAAGTATCTGCTCGCGCACCCGGTCAACACCGAGCCGGAGCACATCGCCAAGCTCCAGATGAGCGTCCTCGACGCCACCGACAAGCTCAAGGACGCCCTGAAGGACGCCAAGACGCCGAAGCCGGACGAGATGAGCCCGGCGCAACTCGACTCGAAGATCGGCGAGCTGCTGGGGTCGGAGGCCGTCACCCCCAAGGTCAACCTGACCATGGCGGAGCTGAAGGAAGCCCACACCGTCGGCAAGGACTTGGCCGGGCTGAGCGCGGCCAAGTACTCGCAGGCCACCCTGGAGCACCCCGAAGTCGCCGCGAAGCTGAAGGCGGTCGAACAGATCGCCGCGCAGTTCGCCGCCACCGCCGAAAACAAGAAGAAGCTTCAGGCGCACCTCAACCAGTACCACTACAAGGCGCTCAGCGAGCACGACGCGGGCGTCGGGCACTTCAACGCGCCGCAGATCGCCGCGATCAAGGCCCACGCCGAGAAGATCAAAAAGGATCACGCGTACCTCGACTTGGTCGCCAAGGAGCAACACGACAAGCTCACTGCGGCCCGCAAGGAGTTCGACGCCGCCGCCGAGAAGGTCCAGTCCACCCCGTTCGTCCCGATGCCCACCGTCCTCTCGGACTACGACGAGGCCACCATCGCCGACGCGTTCGGCAATAACTGGGCCAAGCAGGCGTCCAAGGCCACCGTGTACGGCCTGAAGACGTACAGCCAGAAGTCCGAGATGAAGGCCCACCCGGAGTATGCCGGGTTCACGCAGGATCTCGGCAACCTTCAGACCGCCGTCAAGAAGCTCGCCCTCGCGCATGCTCGCGAGCACACCGCCGAGCTGAACGTCCCCTTCAGCCCCGAGACCGGCTTCAAGATCAACGGGCCGGAGAAGGAGGCGTGGCTGCTCGCCGCGAAGGAGCGGATGCAGGCCGAGCAGGACTACAACCAGCTCTACAAGACCGCGCAGGCCAAGCTCGACAAGATCCGCACGGACGTCGGGCTGAAGAAGCGCGCCCTGCCCAAGATTGACTCCCCCGCGCTCAAGGCCGCCGCCGCCGAGTCCGCCTTCTACAAGACCGCCGGGTACGGCGGCCCCAACTACGGCAAGCACGCCAAGGCCAAGAGCTACCTGGTCGCGAAGGTCGGCCCGAAGCTCGGCGTCGTCCACCAGTCCGCCGCCGAGAAGAAGGCCGAGAAGGCTGCCGCCGACGCCGCGAAGCCGACGCCCGGCGCGAAGAAGCTGGAGCCGGTCACGCTCGGCGGCGCGGACTCCTCCATCGCGGGCATCCCCGCCGACGTCAAGAAGCAGCTCACCGCCGACTTCAAGGGCATGCCGTCCGGCAAGTACCTCGCCGACCCTGCCTCGGACATCTTCGACAACCTGGTCGTGCTGGCCGCCGCCCACGGCAAGAACCTCCCGGGCGGCATGTCCGTCGACCAGGTGCTCAAGACGATCGACGAGACCCACGCGAAGAACCTCGGCGTCGCCAACTCGGGGATGCTGCACAAGAAGATCACCGACTGGCTGGGCACCGCCGAGGGCAAGGCGTACGCGGAGACCCACTCGACGCCGAACGCGAAGAAGGTCAAGCAGCTCACCGGCGAGGTGGAGCTGCCGCCGGGCGTTGAGCTGAAGCCGGGCGAGAAGGTCCAGCCGCTCGCCGGTCCCGGCCCGCACGACGAGTCGATCCCTACGTCGGCGTTCAAGGCGCACACCTCGGCCGAGGCGCAGGCCGAGCAGGACGCCTACAAGAAGGCCCAGGGCATCGTCTGGACGTCGGCGCAGAAGAAGGCGATGACCGCCTACACCGGCAACGGCCACTCGGCGTACACGGGCATCAACAACTGGCTGCGCGGCAAGACCGGCTACGACTCGGTGGTCAAGCAGTACGCCATCGACATCCAGTCGGCCATGATGCCGCTGCGCGAGCACACGCTGCTCAAGCGCGGTACGGGCTTCTCCGGGCTTCCGTTCAACGCCAGCACGGCGATGGACTGGAAGGGCAAGACTTTCGAGGACAAGGGCTTCACGTCGTCCTCGGTGGCCGGTTCGGGCGGGCACTTCTCGGGCCAGCCGTTGCAGCTCATCATCGAGGCCCCGAAGGGCACTCCTGCGGTGTTCGTGAACGGCATCTCGCAGTACAAGAACAGCGAGAACGAGATGCTGCTGGCTGCCGGAACAAAGTTCAAGGTGATCGACGTCAGCAAGACGACCGGTGGTCACGTGGTTATGCGGGTTCGCATCGTGGGAGACATGTAATGGCTGAGAACGAAATCATCGATCCCGCGCAGCAGCACCTCGACGACCATTACGGTGACGTCGTGTGGGAGGAAGTGCCGGAGCCGAAGGCGGCCGGGCCAGGGCTTACGGCTGCTGAGGCTCGGCGGTTCCTGCGTGGGTTGCGGCCGGTGCCGAAGGTGGGGCAGAAGCTCGGCGAGGTGGCCAAAAAGAAGGGTTGACAAGAGTGTCAAGCGGTGTCTACTATAGGTCTACAAGGTTAACAGACCAAGGAGGCACCAAATGAAGCTCGGCCACTCGAACGACGAGATCAAGTACGACGCCACCTACGGCACCTCGGCCCGCTACCTGGTAATCCTGGACGGCGAGCCCACGATGGCCATCTACTGCGACTCGGCCGACGCCGCCCACGTCATCAAGATCGCGGACATCGACGGAAACCACGTCCTCGCCACCAAGGGCACCTTCACCACCACCACCGACCTGCTCACCGACAACGACGGCATGCCGCTGGGCGTCGGCGAGGCCCGGGTGGACGAGAAGTCGGTCTACACCTACGTCGTGCCCCGCCTGCACGTACTGCTCGGCCGCCTGCTGCGGGCCGCCTGACCCCACCCACGGGAGCCCCGGCCGGACGGCCGGGGCTCCTTCTGCATCGAGGAGGAAAGACCATGACCGCCAAGGACGTCCAGCAGGACCTGATCGACCGGATGGCGCTGCTCGACACCCGGCACAACGTCGCGTTCCACGACCACGGCGGGGACGACCCGGTCGGCGACGCGATGTACCCGCTGATCGCGGAGAAGATCCAGGTCGGGCTGTGGGACCGCGACCCGGCCACGCTGGTGCAGGTGCGCGCCATCGTCGACCCGGGCGACATGCGCACCGCCGCGTTCTGGCAGACGCCGCTGGGCGTGCTGCTGTTCGCCGCCGGGGGCTTCCCGACGCGGGAGATGCCGCAGTCGCTGGCCGCGACCGTGCTGGGCTGTTCGCGGCAGTACGTGCACGAACTGATCGTCTCGGGGAAGCTGCTGTCGGCCGCGTCTCCGGCGGGCTCCCGGGGCGGCCGGATGGTGGATGCGGAGGGTGTCGCTGCCCTCCTGCGCCGCAAGCTTGACAAGCTGGTCAAGTAGCTGTAGGGTTATGGCATACAACGACGAAGGAGAGCCCACATGAACATCCCCATGGACCGCATGCTCGGCGTCACCTACGGGCTCGCCTACGGCGACGCCCTCGGCCGCCCCACCGAGTTCGTCACCAGCAAGATGCTCGCCAAGTTCGGCAGCCCCTTCCGTGACATGGTCGGCCTCAACACCGCCCGGAACGGCATCGTCACCGACGACACGCAGATGTCCCTCGCCGTCGCCAAGGCCGCCATCATCCACGACGCCAACCCGAGCGGGCAGATGATGGCCGACCGGTTCATCAAGGAGTTCATCGGCTGGTACAAGGACCCCAAGTCCCGCGACGGGATGCGCGCCCCCGGCGGCACCTGCCTCGGCGCGGTCGGCGCGCTGATCCGCAACCCCCGGCAGTGGCTGCTCGCCACTCGCCCCGACAGCAAGGGCAACGGGGCCAACATGCGCGTCTCCCCGCTCGCCCTGCGCACCGACTGGTCCTGGGAGACCCTGGCCAAGGCGTCGCAGTTGCAGGCCGCCATCACCCACGGCCACCCGACCGCGCTGGCCGCCGCCAACCTGACCGCCGTCGCCGTGCGGATGCTGCTGGAGGGCATCGCAAAGCCGAACGAGACGCTGCTGGACCACCTGCTCGCGTATGCCGTCGACAACCGCGAGGTCTACCACGGCGACTGGCTGGGGCATCTGTGGGAGCAGACCCCGCTGCCCGTGCTGCCGCAGGCCGGGCTGTGGGAGCACGACGTGTGGGCCGGTATCGAAACCATTCCCGGCGTGCGAATCAGCAAGCTGCCGCCCGCGCCGAAGCCGGTCATCCACCCCCGCCGCCCCGCCCCGAAGTCGCCGCAGGAGTACATCATGCGCGGCTGGGACGAGATGATTGACGCCCTGCTGAGGGTCTACGAGGCCCCTCGCCGCCAGAACGAGGACCCCTGCAAGATCGGCGGGGAGGGCTGGATCGCCGAGGAGGCCATCGCGGTTTCGCTGCACACCCTGCTTTGCTTCCCCGGCAACCCGACCGACACCCTGCGCCGGGCCGCGTTCACCAACGGCGACTCGGACTCGATCGCCAGCATCACGGGCGCGCTGGCCGGTGCCGCGTACGGCCGCCGGGCCTTCCCGCACCACTGGATGGGGAACCTGGAGTACCGTCGGGAGATCGACTCCTTGACCGCCCGGCTGGCCAACGCCTCCGGCTGCTGACCTGCCCAAACCCTACAGCCCCCGGCCGTGTTGCCGGGGGCTGTAGCATGTGCGACTACAGGAGGAACCGTCATGATCCGTCGCAGAATGCTCGCCGTCTCCGCCGCCGCCCTCGCTTTCGCCGCCGCCGGGTGCACCCCTAAAGCGGGCACCTCGTGCGACCCGAAGAAAGATCACAGCTACTTCTCGACGCACACCGAGAACGGCAAGACCACCACGGTCAGCCTGGCGTGCAAGCAGGTGGGGATCGACAGATACGAGTGGAGGAAGGTGTGACCGCGCTGCGGAACCGCTCGTTCGACACGATGTACCGGCCTGGTCGTGTTGCCCGGCTGGTCGCCGACTGCTCCGGTGGACTCGGCGCGATAGCGGTCGGGCTGGGTCTGATCGTTTACGGCCTGCTCATCTGCTGAACAAGATCAAAAACCAGGAGGAGAAATGGACCTCGTCTACGGCACCACCGAGCACGCCGCCGCCGTCACCGAAGGTCGCCACCCCGGCGTCCGCGACGGCCTCCAATGGCTCACCTACGGCCACCTGCCGCCAGCACTCCAGGTCTACTCGTCGCCGTTCTACACCGCCGCCGTAAGCATCATCGGCGCTTGCCGCACGGACTCACCTGAGCTGACCACCGCCATCAACGGGCTGATCGCCGCGAAGGATTCCGCCGTGCGTGCCGGAATCCGTAACGACACCGGTCAGGCTGGATCCGTCCCGCGCCCGCAGAACGTGGTCAGGCCGCCCAGTCTGACTGGCGTGCCCATCCAGCGCATGGACGATCCGCGCCCCTGACGTCGTATCCTGAGCAGCAAACGAGAGGGGTAGCGCGTGGGCACGAAGTGGAAGATGCCGCTCGCCGTCATCGGGAAGCCGACCGGCGACGGACGCCAGTTCGACGAGGGCGCGCTGGGACATCGGGACCTACCGCTTCCCTTCCGCTACGTGGCCGAAGATTCCGGCGGGCACCAGAACGCCGTGATCGTCGGCCACATCTCCAAGATCAGCAAGGAGAAGGACGGAACCCTCCCCGCCGAGGGCGAGTTCTACGACGATGACTCTTGGCCTGAAGACGTGCGCAACGCCGCCACGGCCGCCCGCATGTTCGTCAACAACAAGGTGATCGGCCCGTCTGTCGACCTGGACCAGCAGGAAGTCGAGGTCATCCCCGAGCCGAAGGCTTACGCCGCCTGGAAGAAAGATCAGGCAGGAAAGCTGAAGGCCGCGAAGATGGCCCACGCGAAGCTGTCCGGCTCCGACTGCGGCTGTAACGCAACCCCGGTCATGGCCGAGGAACCGTATGACGGCCCTCGGTTGCGGATGATCCGGTCCGGCCGGATGGCCTCCGCGACCCTCGTGCACATCCCCGCGTTCGCTGAGCTGTCCGGACACGCGAAGCTCACCCCGATCGACTCGCATGACCCGAACGTGGACGGCACCACCGCCAGCGCGTGGGACGAGGCGGTCGCCAAGATCGAAAACGACGCGGTGATGGCCGCCTGCCACGGCGACGACGACCAGGAGTCGGCAGAGATGGCCGCTCTGCGCAAGAAGAAGAAGGACGAGAAGGCCGCCCAGGTCAACCTCGACGACGAGGACTTCTCCGGTTCCGGCATCTGGCTCTCGGACGCCGAGGTCGAGGAGTTCGCCAAGAAGAAGCTCCCGAACCGGGCCAAGGACAGCAACGTGGAGCCACCCGGCGACGACGCGCAGAATGCCCCCGGCGGCAGCGGCGGTACCTACGCCGCCCCCGACGTCACCAAGGCCAGCGTGCGCAAGAAGCTCGCCGACGAGGACTTTGTCGACCCCGAGGGCCGCCGCTTCCCGATCGCCTCCTGCGCCGACGTCTCCGACGCCGTCTCCTCGTACGGCCGGGCCAACCCGAAGATCCCGTACGGCAAATTCAAGAGTCGCCTGACGGCCATCGCCAAGCGGAAGGGCTGCGCGGACGCACTGCCCGACGACTGGAAGGCAGGAGAGAAGATGGCCGCCCTGATGGCCGCAGCCGCGCCAGCAGCACCGCCCAAGGAGTGGTTCGACAATCCGAAGCTCACTGGACCGACTCCTCTGCACATCGGAGACGACGGTCGCGTCTATGGCCACGTCGCCGTGTGGGGCACCTGCCACGTCGGCATCGGCGACTCGTGCGTGCAGCCCCCGAAGTCGCTCACCTCGTACGCGTACTTCCACACCGGCGAGATGGTCACCGGCGATGGCTCCAGGATCGCCGTAGGACGCCTGACGTACGGCGGAGGTCACGCCCAGCCGAACCTCGGGTTCCGGGCCGCCAGCGAACACTACGACCAGACGAGTAACACCGGCGCGTACGTGTGCGCAGGCGAGGACGACCATGGCATCTGGGTCGCAGGCGCGCTCGCGCCTGAGGCCGACGACGACGCCGTCCGGCAGATGCGCGCCGCGCCACTGTCCGGCGACTGGCGGCGCATCGGCGGCAACCTGGAGATGGTTGCTGCCCTGCACGTCAACACCGCCGGTTTCCCGATCCCCCGCGCTCTGGCTGCATCCGCCGACGAATCGGACCTGTACTCGCTGGTCGCCGCCGGGGCGCTGCCTCGCGTCATCGAGGACGGCGACGTCCCGATCAACCTGGTCGCCGCCGGGCCTGCCATGGACACGGAGGAGCTGGGTCGGGCCATCGCCCGTGGCATGCTCGCCGAGCAGAACGAGCAGGCCGCGAGGCGGGCCTTGGCCGCCGAGTGGCAGGAGTTGCTGGTGGCGGCAGCTACCGCCGACGACGTCGCCCCGGATTACGATGACGTCCTGGGCAACCTGATGATGGCCCTGGCGGACGAGTAGGAGGAGGCCCGATGTCGTGTAACTGTGGTGGTTCGGGTGGCGGTTCTGCGCTGGGGAACTATGTCGTGAAGGACAAGGATGGCAAGGAGCTGAAGAAGTTCTCCGCCGTCCGGCAGGTGGAGGTCACTGCGTTCGCGGCGAAGAACCCCGGCAGCACCTGGTCCAAGACCTCCTGACCTGAGAACACAAAGAGGGCCCGTACCCCACTTCCCCGGGGTACGGGCCCTCTTTGTGTTCTCAGGTCAGGAGGGAACCCTGAAGGACACGATCCCCGTGTGGTTGGCCGTGTTTCCACCGGCCCACGCCGACCCCATGTTGCCCGACGTGTGGGCGTACAGGGTGGACGTGCCGTAGCCGCCGTCCGTGCAGTTGCTGGTGTGGTAGACGGTGACGTTCTTGGACGTGTTGTTCTTGACCGAATAGGTCAGGTGGTCCAGGCCGTTCGCGCCGGTCGGGTAGCAGCCGGGCGAGACCGTCGACCGGAACCAGGCGTTACACGACTCGGACAGGTAGCACGGGTAGAGGCAGAGCTGGTTGCTGCTACACGCCCCGTTGGCCAGCGCGGGAGACTCGACGATCGTCACCGTTCCGGCGCTGAGACCCAGCGCGAGAGCGAGAACGGCGAAAGCCCTGATGATTCTGTTACGCATCGATCCTCCGATGATGAGGGAAATAAAAGAGGGGACCTAACCAGGATCTACGGCCCGGGGCGCGACTTGATCGCCTTCTCCTCCGGGGGTCCTGGCCGGTCCCCGATTCAGTTGTCCTCCAGGCGGTAAGCCCGCCGTGCTTGCGCCCCTATCGCCACTAGGTGACTTCGGAGGTCTTGCACTGGTTTCCACCTTTACAGACGTTGTTCACCAGCAACCCGATGTCTGCTCATAGCATACAGCACAGTTGACCGCGAACGCAAGAGGCGTATTCTGCCAGTAGACAGACCCGCGAGGAGGACACCATGCCCAACCTGACCCGCCAGCAGATCGCCCGGCACCCGTTCATCGCCGGAGTCGCCATCCTGATCCTCGGCCCCTACATCCTGGGCTTCCTGCTGGTCTTCGCCGCGCTCTTCGTCATCGCCGCCACCATCGACATGCTCGCAGTAGGTCACCGGTGACCTCCTGCGAGCGATGCGGCGTCGAGTCGGAGTTGAGCTTCGACGGGCTGCGCGTGGCGGGCTGGCTGGTCTACGACGGGAAGTCGTTCACCGGCCAGCCCCTGCGCGTCAGGATCTGCCCGCGTTGCCAGACGATCCCTGCGAAGTGCGCGAGAGCACCGCGCCGAAAAGCACCTCGCGCGGTCCGTCTGTTCTGATCTGCGTATCGGGCTTGATCGCCTTGCCCTGCGTGTCCAGGCCGAGCTGCCGGGCCTCGATGTCCTCCCAGCCCTGCTCCAGGAGCACCTGGACAATTTGCGCGACGGAGACGTTCTCGTACCACTCGCCAGGGGCCAACTCCCACACGGCCGCGTGACCGGAGTGCGGGGGGCGGCCCGGACCGGCGCACGTGAAGACCAGCCAGCCGCCCGGCCGCAGCACATCCCACGCCGTCTTGATGATCTCCGGCCACCGCTTGGCGTGCTCGAAGGTCTCCGTCGTGATGACAAGGTCGTAGGTCCGACCGTCGTCGGGCCGCCAGTCGGCGGCGTCGGCCACGAAGTCGACGCCCTTGCCGGGCAGGATGTCCAGAACGTGATACGGGTTCGCGTTCGGGAACAGGATGCGGGTCGATCCGTTGAGGTCTCGGCCGCCGATGTCCAGGACGGCCAGATCCTCGGTCGTCCGGAACTGCGCGGCCCAGCTCATCGCCTGCTCGTGCACTACTCCCCCTCGTTTTCGATCATGTTGAGGATGCGTGGGAACCGGGACATCCAGAGCGCCTTGTCGGCTTCCGCCGCCTGCTGCCCGATCTGATACACCTCATCGACCTGACCCTTGCCGAACAGCGGATGCAGGTGCTCGATGTGCGCCGTCAAGCACGGGGCCCACACCCCACGCTTGCGGGCCAGTTCCACGATCTCGTTGTCCACATACCAGTGCCGGTAGCCCTCGTGGCAGACGATCCCCGGACCGTCCAGGCTCGCGCCCAGCTCCTCCACGTAGAGGCGGCGGATCAGCATGTGCGTGGCGTGCGCTCCCGCGATGACCGCCGGATTGCCGAGGTCGTTGGTGCCGACCACCTGGGCGTTCGTCTCGGCCGCTGTCGCCATGGCCTGATCCAGCCAGCCCTTGTGGAACTGCACGTCGTCGCCGACCAGCAGCATCCACGGCTCGGCGGAGATCTCGAAGCCTCGGTTAATCTTCTCTGCGAACGAGCCCATCGTCCGCAGGTAGTCGTGTGCGTCGACCACCGTCGGGATCTCGACGACGTTCGACAGCCACGCCATCGTGGTGTCCGGGTCCGTCCGGTCACCCATCACGTACAGGTGGACCAGCTCCCGCTGGCGCGGTGTCAGACTGTCGACCAGGCTGGTCAGGAAGCGTTCGGAGTTGTCGCGCTTCGCCACCGGCACGATGATCGCCACCGGCACCTGAGCCTCCGGCACCTGCTTCTCCCGGATCGGGGAGGTGTTCGCGGCCTGTTCGGCGGCGCGCGGGTTGACGTAGATTTTCGGCCACTGCTCGGGCGGCATCCGGGTCGCGGTGATCGCGGGCGGCGTGAACGGCTTCAGGTGGTACTCGGGAGCCCCGTACCAGACGGTCTTCTGGTGGGTGGTGTTGACGCCGGTGTGCACGTAGACGGGCGCGCCGATCTGGTGGGCGCGGATACAGAACGAGACGTCTTCGCCGCACTTCTCGCCGTCCGGCCCGGGGATGCGCTCGAACCAGATGTGCGGCGGCGCGCCGTTCTCCTGAAGCCAGTAGGCGATCTTCTCGTACACCGACCGGTGGGTGAGAAGCATCCCGCAGCCGGTCGCGGCGACCCGCGTCACTTCCTCGGGCGTCCACTCGGAGCGGGTCACCAGCTTGTACGCCCCAGGGAGGCCGGTCTTCGGTTCCACCCACGACCAGTCGTACAGGGTTGGGGCGAGACTCGACCGCAGGCCGCCCATGAAGTCGTGGCTGTACTCGCCCTCGATGAAGCACAGCGCGCCGACGATCGGGCGGGCATCCGGGTCGGCGGCGGCCAGCAGCTTCTCCAGGGCGTTGGACTCGAAGCCGATGTCGGAGTCGACCCAGAGCAGCCAGTCGGCGTCGCTGGACAGGAAAGCAGCCGTCGCGGTGTTCCGGGCGTGCGACAGCTCCATGGACCGCCCCCACACGGCAGCCAACGCGCCATTGTTCATCAGGCCGGAGTTGTGCATCAGGTGGTCGCCGTGCTGCTTGTCGTAGGCGATCATCCGCAGCAGCGACTCGGTGTAGTTCCATCCGGCGGTGTCCAGGTGCGGGGTGCCGATGCAGACCTTCTCCCCGGCGCGGGGATCGGCTTGCTGCTTGGCCTTGTGCGTCTCGGGCTTCAGCAGCGCTTCCATCATGTCGTCGTACGCCTCACGGGCGGCGTCTTCCGATTCCATACGGGCTCCTCCTCCGTTTTCGGCAGGGTACCCGCTATGATCCGCAGCAGGTGTATCGGTGCTGCCACGGTCCGGCCGAACGCTCGGAGCTGAGAGAAGCCCTCAAGTGGCCGTGAAGCTGCCTTTCACCGTGCCGACTACCGAAGGCGGCGGGTACGCCTTCTCGGGCATGTCGGAAGACGAACTGACCAACATCCGGGTGCAGGCCCGCAACGCCGCCGCGAACTTCGCGGACATGGACGTCGCCGACGTGTCGAAGGACGACATCGACACGATGCGCGAGCTGACCAAGATCGTTCAGGGCGTGGACGAGGAGCGGGGCCGCAAGGCCGCTGCCGGTGCCGCGTTCTCCGCCCTCGCGGACACCCTCGGCGAGGATGACGAGACCGACGAGACCGACGACGAGCAGGCCACCCAGGGTGAGCCGGAGCAGGTCCCCGCAGCGACCACCGCAGCCGCCAAGGCTCCGAGTGTCGCCGCCGTGGCCGCCCGCACCACCCCGGCCGCCGCGCCTGCTGAGGATGTCGTCCGGCACGCCCCGGCCGTCATCCTCGCCGGGGCGAACAACCCCGACTTCCCGACCGGCTCCGAGCTGGACTGGACGAAGGTGGGCACCCTCGTCGAGAAGCGGTTCCTCCAGTACAACGCGTCGGCCGGTGGCGGCGCGGCCCGCCGCGACCCGATCGCGCAGTTCAAGATCGAGTACCCGAAGGAGCTGACCGCCTCGGCCGGTCTCCAGGACGACTCGACCCCGCTGCTGGACTACGCGGCCAGCGAGAAGCGCCTGCCGGGCGGCTCGCTGCTGGCGTCCGTCGAGATCAAGCGCAAGGCCGCTCTCGCGGCTGGTCAGCCGAACGCCCTGGTCGCGGCCGGTACCGGCTGGTGTGCTCCCTCCGAGGTCATCTACGACCTGTGCGAGCTGGAGTCGAACGACGGCATGCTGGACCTGCCGGAGATCGGCGTCAACCGTGGTGGCATCAAGTACACGACCGGCCCGGACTTCTCGGCCATCTACACCGGCGCGGGCTACTTCCACTACACCGAGGCGCAGATCATCTCGGGTGTTACCAAGCCGACCATGTCGGTTCCGTGCCCGACCTTCACCGACACGCGGCTGGAGGCCGACGGCCTGGCGATCCAGACGGACCTGCTCCAGCTCCGGGGTTACCCCGAGCTGATCGCGCGGTTCGTGCGGGGTGCGATGGTCGCGCACAACCACAAGATCAACAGCTTCATGATCAACGCCCTGGTCGGCAGCTCCACGGCCCTGACCCTCCCGTCGGGCGTCACCAGCCACACCCCGGGCGCGGGCACCACCTGGGCCACTGACCACTCCGTGGTCTCGACCCTGCTGACCGCCCTCGACATGGCGATCATGGACTACAAGTACCGCCAGCGGATGGCCGTCGCCTCCACCCTCGAAGTCGTCCTGCCGTACTGGGCGCTCGCCTGGATTCGGTCGGACATCGCGCGCAAGCAGTTCTACGACGCCGACAGCACGAACGACCAGTTCAACCTGACCATGGAGCGCATCAACTCCTGGCTGGCCGTCCGTGGCGCTCGCGCCCAGTGGGTCTACGACTGGCAGGACGCCTACTACTGGGCGGCCTACCCGACCGGCGCGCCGTCGGCGTGGCAGCAGTTCGGTCAGTCCTCGACGTCGACCGACTTCGTGCAGGACTTCCCGCACACCATGCAGTTCCTGCTGTACGCGGCCGGTACCTGGGTGCGCGGCAACGCCGACATCATCACCCTCGACACCGTCTACGACAGCACCCTGCTGTCGCAGAACAAGACGACCCAGCTCTTCACCGAGCAGGGCATCCTCGCCGCGAAGACCTGCTTCGACTCCCGGGTCTACACCATCGGCGGCATCACCGGCGGCCTGGTGCCCTCGGGTGCCGGTGCGTACGCGCCGACCACGCAGCCGACCTGGACCAACCCGTAGCAAGCTCCCGGGGGCGTCCCTGCCGCTAAGGCAGACCGTCGCCCCCGGGAACCCACCTTCGGATTGGGAGGGGAGGAAGCATGGCAACGCTCACGCCACTGGCCGGGCCGGTCATCGTCGACCAGCCTGCGGTCGGCAACATCCGGTACGGCCTGTTCACGGCCGCCAACGGCCCGCTCGATCTGCCCGCGCACGGGGCGATCGGCGGGGTCGTGTACGAGGAGGAGCACTGCGGACAGGGCCACCTGCTCGCGGCAGCCTCCTGCACCGGCGCGACGATTCCCCCGGGCATCGACGTCTGTGACGGCGTAGCCACCGGCCTGCCGTTCCAGGTCCAGGCGGGCATCAAGCTCGGCGCGGTCTCGTACGACGCGGCCGAGGTTGAACGGCGGGTTCGTATCCGGATCAACGACAATGCGCAGTACGTCGCGGAGCAGGCTTTCTGGGGCGGTAACGCCGACGTGCAGCCGGTGCTTCAGCGCTGGGAGTTCAACGGCAACACCAACACCAGCAACGCGGGCATCCTGGACGTCACACCCACCCCGGGCACGGCGGTCACCATCGAGTACGGGGTCGGGCTGCTCGAAGACGCGCTGGCCCAGTACAGCTACCCGGGCATCCTGCACGCCCGGCCGTTGATCACCCCGTTCCTGGTGGAGCGGCAGATGATGCCGCTGCCGCAGCAGGGCAAGTCGCTCACCGGCAAGCAGTACACGGCGATGGGCAACGTCTGGTCGTTCGGCCGTGGCTACGCCAACGCTCACCCGGTGACTGGGGTGGCGGCCGGAGCTGGTACCGCGTACATCGCGGCGACCGGCGCGGTCACCGTCTGGCGGGACCCGCAGGTCTACGTGAACCCCCCGGAGAAGGAGTTCGACCGGTCGGGGAACGCCTGGCAGACGACGGGCTTCCAGGCGTACGCGACGACGGTGGACTGCGTCGCGTTCTTCGTGCTGGTCGAGTTGGACAGCATGACGCGGGGTACCGGTACCACTGTCGCTGGAACCCTGTACTGAGGAGCAGAGCCATGGCCATCGTCATCGTCAACACGCACGAGCCGGATCACGAGGTGGCTTCCCGCCTCCTGGAGCTGGCCGAGGAGAAGGAGTACAACCCCCGCGTCGTCGAGGCGCAGCGCGGCGAGCACGATGCCGGGCTGTCGTTCCGGGTTCCGGACGATGTCGCGGAGGCGTTCGAGGCGGACCGCGCGGAGCGCTGGCCCTCCAAGATCGAAAACGTCGACGAGATGGACGCCGAGCAGCCCGCTCGCCTGAACGAGGACGCCGTCGCGGCGGACAACGTCCGGGCGGCGCAGGAGGCGGCGACCACCGACGACGACCGCCCGAAGGACGGGGACCAGGCCGCCGCCGACGCCCTGGCCGCCAGCCAGACCGCCGCCACCCAGACCCGTACGCGTCGTCCGGGCCGGGCACCGGAAAGCCACTAAGGAGCAAGCATGTCGTCCGTGTGCCAGGCACCCATTCAGGGCACCACCATGCGGGTCCAGTCCCTCGATTCGTGCGGTACCCCCAAGGTGGGCTCCTGCGTCTCGGCGGTCTCGTCCGGCTTCGTATCGGTGGAGATGCAGGACCAGGTCGAGAGCGGCCAGGAGATCGTCGTCATGAACGCCGCTGGCGTCATGTGCGTGAACGAGAAGTCTCCCAAGCAGCTCAAGTGGATCGAAGTCACGATCACCTTCTGCAACGTCGACCCGGAGCTGTTCAACCTGGTCACGGGCTCCACGCTGGTGCTCAACGACGCGGCCTCCCCGCAGGCGGTCGGCTTCCAGACGCGCACCAGCAACTACGCGGCCGGAGCGTTCGGGCTGGAGGTCTGGACGAACATGTCCGGCGCTTCCTGCGTGACGGTCGGGACGTTCTCCCTGGTCCCGTACGGCTACTTCCTGCTGCCGAACGTCGTCGAGGGCACCGTCGGTGACCTCAAGATCGAGAACAGCAACGTGTCGTTCACCGTGTCGGGCCGCACCAAGCAGGGCACCAACTGGGGCACCGGCCCCAAGAACGTGCTCGCCAACATGACCACCGGAGCGTCCGAGAAGCTGCTGGTCGCTCTCCCGAGCGACACGCACCGGCACCTCCAGTGGACGTACCTCGCACCGCCCGCGCCTTCGTGCGGCTGCGCGAGCTGAGACCCTTCCGGTCAGGGGGTTAGACCGGCAAGGCGGAGCGGGGGGCCGGAAGGGGACCGGCCTTCCGCTCCACTCATGATCGAAAACGACGGGAGGAGGAGCCGTGGTCAGCGCAGTACCCGACGGGTGGACCGCCTCGAACTTCGCGGGCTGCTCCGACACCTGGACGTCCCTGACCGCCGACCAGCAGGCCCTCGCCCTGCGGCTGGCCGCCTTCACCGTGTACGCGCTGACCGGCCGCCAGTTCGGGACCGTCACGCTCACGCTCAGGCCCTGCAACGCCCCCTTCTTGCCGCCGCTCTACCAGACCTACCCGGTCAACCTGATCAACCCGTGGGGCACCGACGAGGGCAACTCGTACTACCCCGTCTACATCCAGAACGGCGTCTGGCACAACGCGGGCTGCCGGGGCATCAACTGCTGCGGCGCGACCTGCGAGGTGGAGCTGCCGCGCACCGTCTCGATCACCTCCGTCAGCGTGGACGGGGCCACCGTCGACCCGTCCGCCTACCGCGTGGACGACGCCCACTGGCTGGTCCGCACCGACGGGGCGTGCTGGCCGCAGTGCCAGGACTTCGACAAGAACACCGGGACCAACGTCTTCCTCATCACCGGCGTCTTCGGCCGGACCGTCCCGACCGAGGCCCTGGACGCCGTCAGCCAGCTCGCCTGCGAGATCGGCAAGGCCATCAAAGGCCAGCCATGCCGCCTTCCGCAGCGCATGCAGTCGCTGTCCCGCCAGGGCGTCTCGGTGCAGTTCCCGAGCGTCAACAGCTACCTCGACCGTGGGCTCACCGGCCTCAACGAGGTCGATCAGCTCGTCGTGCAGTTCAACCCCGGACGGCTCGCGCAGCGCCCGATTGTTGTCTCGCCCGACATTTCCCCCGTACGCGTAACGACCTGGCCGTGAGGTAGCAGATGGCTGACAACCTGACCGATGCGGCTGAGGCCCGAGTCCTCAACTGGCTCACCGGCAATTCCACGACCGCCCTGACCGGCCCGCTGATGGTGCGGCTGATGACGGCGAACGGCTCGGACTCCGTCGCCGGTACCGAGGTGGCCAACGCGGGCGGCTCCACGTACGCGCCGCAGTCCGTCGCCTTCCCGACAGCGACCGGCACCACCCAGACCGCCAACTCGGCCGACATCGTCTTCGCGAACATGCCGACCTGTACGGTGGTCGGCGTAGAGATCTGGGACAGCGCGGGCACCCCGTTCCGCTGGTGGTGGGGCGCTGCGGTCGCGTCCAAGGCCGTCAACCTGGGCGACACGCTGCGGATTCTCGCGGGGGCTCTCGTTCTGAACATGCAGTGAGGCGGACATGGGCAACCCGACCCTGACCACCCACTACGAGGTCTACTCGCCAGGGGCCGACAACTCGACCCTCACGTCACCGTCGTTCACGCCGCCGAACGGCGAAGTGATCGTGGTCAAGCTGACCACGTGGGACACCGGCTCCCCGATGGGTGCGCCGTCCGGCGGCGGCCAGACGTACCAGCCCGCGCAGATCACCGCGCCTGGCGGGTTCAAGGGCTGGTCGGCGACGTACGTCTGCACCGTGGCGGGCACCCCGGGAGCCTTCTCGATCTCCGCGACGATGCCCGGCTCCGCCACCCGGCACTCCATGATCGTGGAGCGCTGGGGCAGCGCCATGCTGGCCGCCACCCCCGCCGTGCTGACCATCGTCACCGGGGCGGGCGGCGACATGGTCTCCAACATCAACACCACGGCCCCCAACTCGGTGTGCTCCTGGTCGATGGTGGACCTCAACAGCCGCGACCCCGTCAGCCGCGTCTACACCCCGGCGGGGACCGTCGAGGACGGCATGTTCGACGGGCACCTGGGGTCGAACAGCGTCCAATACTTCGCATACGCCGCCATCGCGTCGGCGGGAGCAACGACGATCGGCGTGGCCGTCCCGGCGGGCACCCTCGCCTGGGCTGCCTCCGGCGTGGAGATCCTGGCGCAGACCGCGACGACGGTGGACCTGTCCGTCAACTTCACCGCGACAGGAAGCCTGACCGCGCCGCTGACCCGCGAAGTCGGCCTGGCCGCGAACCTCACCGCCACGGGCTCGATGACGGCCGCGATGACCCGGCAGGTGTCTCTCGCGGCGAACCTCACCGCCACGGGCTCGATGACGGCCGCGACGGTGAACGAGACGCACCTGGCGGCCACGTTCACCGCTTCCGGCAACATGTCGGCCACGCTGAACGTGCCCACCCTCGGACCGCCGGACCTGATCGCCACCCCGGTCGCGACCGCCCTGCTGACCTGCCTGACCACCCAGATGAACGAGCTGCCCTCGCCGCCCGCGAAGATCGAGATCCGGGCGGGCGCGGACGGCGGCCCGCTGGCCGGTCCGAACGTGGACGAGTGCTGCGCCGGGCTCGCCTGGGTGCGGGTGGCGCAGGTCTATCCGTCGTGGGACTCGTTCCCGGGGCCGGACAACACCTGGACCCCCTGCGGCCCGTTCGCATACGCCGTGGTGCTGGAGATGGGCACCGCGTTCTGCATGCCCTGGTCCGACTCCGACCAGGCGTTCGACAACATGGACCCGCCGTCGACCTCCGACTGGCTGAACGCGCACAACACCCTGATGCAGCATCAGAACCTGATGCGCCGGGCGGCGGCCTGCTGCTTCCCGCACACCCAGCGCCGGGCCGTCGGAGAATGGAATCCGCTGTCGGTTGAGGGCGGCTGCATGGGGGGTACCCTCCGGGTGACTGTCTCCGTGATGAATCCCTGCTCCGACTGCTGAGGAGAACGCCATGGGCAACGTGAGCCGTAAGGCCAAGCCGCGCACGTACGAGGTGCTGATCAGCTTCAGCGGCCTCAACGCCGGGGAGCGGTTCGAGCAGGACGCCGACGACCTGGGCTGGGCCACCCAGCATGTCGAGTCCGGCTATCTTCGGGACGTGACGGATGAGCCGACCGTCGCCGAGGCGCAGGGCAGTGTGGCTCCGCAGGCTCCGGCCGCGCGGGTCGAGGAGGCGCAGCATGGGAGTGAAGAGCGTCCGGGTTGAGCTGTTCAAGCCGGTAATCGACAGCGTCCTGCACGACCTTGCGGGACGGGACGTCACGCGGATCACCCTGCGGGTGTTGAACCGGGGCAAGGTGCTGACCCCCGTCGACACCGGCAACCTGCGTGCCTCGCACCAGTTCCGGATCAAGACCTCGACCAACAAAGTCCTGGGCGAGGTCTTCACCAACGTCAAGTACGCTCTGCCTGTGCACGAGGGCCGCAGGGCCATCGTGATACGCCCGAAGAACAAGCAGGCCCTCGCGTTCGTGTGGGGCGGCCAGAAGATGGTGCGCAAGTGGGTCCACCAGCCAGCCCGACCCGGCAAGCCCTGGCTGAGGGACGCGCTCCGTGAGGTCGCCGCGCAGGAGGGCTACAAGATGCAGAGCGCCGCAGCGGCAGACGCTGGCGGCGACCTGTAGGAGGAGGAGACGATGGCCGAGGTCATCACGATTGTCCAGGAGAAGCTGCCCTACCACCCGAAGCTCGGCCGGAACATCCGCGTCGATTCGCGGTCGCTGGCGTACCCGTACCGGCCGGTCAGCACCATCCAGACGGACGGCGACTGGAAGCGGCACAAGGGTCCGTTCAACCAGCTCGACCTGGGGAAGTGCACCGCCGAGGCGGCGCTGGGCAAGATGGTCACCAGCCCGTACTGGGAGACCACGTTCCGCAAGCCGCTCGATCCGCCGCTGAAGTACAGCCTCGACGACAACGGTTCCACGCTGCTGTACGAGGACGAGACGACCATCGACAGCTACCCGGGGCAGTACCCGCCGACCGACACCGGCTCCGACGGCCTGGCGGCGGCCCAGGCGCTGAAGAATGCGAGCATGATCTCTGGCTACGTGCACGCGACCACCGGCAAGGACGCTGCGCTGGCGCTCGGCGAGGGCCCGATCATCGTCGGCATGAAGTGGTTCAACTCGATGTTCGAGGTGGGCGACGGCGGCAGGATGACCGTCGACCGCAACTCCGGGCTCGCGGGCGGCCACGAGATCGTCTTCGACAAGATCGACGTCGACCAGGGTCAGGCGTGGTTCACGCAGTCGTGGGGGTCGGACTGGGGCGTGGAGCGCGACGGCATCCCCGGCCGGGCCTGGTTCACGCTCGACGACTTCAAGAGCCTGGTGGACGACCAGGGCGACGCGACCATCTTCGTGCCGTTGACTGCCCCCCCGCCGACGCCGCAGCCGGTCCCGCCGACGCCGAACCCCGGCGCGGGATGCGACGACCAGACGCTGTGGCAGGCGCTGGAGCACTTCGCCGGGGAGCGGCACGTGGTGCCCGAGTACAAGAACCTGGCCCGCCTCGGCCTGTCCTGGGGTGCCGGGAAGGGGTTCACGAAGTGAGCGAGCTGACGGTGATGGTCCCGCTGGGGGACCGCGAGGTGGAGATGCGGGCCCCGACCGACGGTGCCCTGGTGGTGCTGGCGCGGGCGTTCCGGAACCTTCCCAAGATCGAAAACGCTGAGCAGATGACGGAGGAGCAGCGCGACCGCACGGTCCGGAACCTCGGCACCCTCGGCAAGATCGTGGACGGCATGGTCGTCAAGGAGGACGACAAGCTGTGGCTGGAGGACGCCATGGTGGACGGCGACGTGTCCGCCGAGGACGTCTTCGACTCCATCCGGGTCGCCGGGGAGAAGCTGAACGGCACGAAGAACCCGACCGCCAAGAAGGCGGCCCCTGTCCGCCGCGCCCGCGCCCGCACCGGCCGCTCCCGGTGACGGGGCTGAGGACCAAGCGGATCGTCTGGACCATCGTCTTCCTGTCCATCACCCTCGCCGCGATCGTGATGGAGGTGGTCGCCGGGATCTTCCACCCGGCGGGCACCATCCCCTGGACCGAGTACATCGCGAAGTACGTGCCCTGGCCCATCCAGCTCATCGCCTACGTGGCGCTCGCGGTCTGGCTGCCGTTCCACTTCTGGCGGCACGACCACCTGCGGCGCGTCTCGTACAACCAGGGTGTCCGGATGGGCAAGCGGCTCGGCAACCGGCCGCTGGACATGATCCCCGACGAGGAGCTGGCCGACGCCATCCGGCGGCGCGGCTGGATCGCTGCTCGGCCCGACAAGACCCCGCTGCCGCCGTCCCAGAGGCTGCTGCTGCCCGAGGCGCACCAGGATCTGGGCTGAGGCGTGGCCGCCGACGCACTCGCCGCGCTCAAGATCTGGGCGCTGGAGGTGGAGCTGGGCGGGGAAACCTTCGTGGTCCCTGCCCGGCCCGCCGCTGACTGGTTCCTGGCGATCCTCGACGAGGAGGCCGTGCTGCCGCTCATCCCCGGGATGATGGATCCGGACGCCGACGACCGGATCGGCGAGCTGCTGCTGGACGAGGTCATCGACACCGACCTGATCGTCGCCCGGTCCCGGGAGCTGCTGACGGCCGCCGCCGGTCGGTCCTGGTGGGAGGCGGACCGGCTGATCCGGTCGTCGGCCGCGTCGTGGCACATCATCGGCGGGGAGCTGACCCGTCTCGGGGTTGACCTGGAGAAGGTCAGCCTCGCCGCCGCCCTGAACGCCATCTACGTGATCTGCGTGCGGACGATGGACGAGAAGGAGCGGAACAAGTTCGACATCGACCTGCGGCTGCCCCCGATCGGGGTGGAGGGCGTCAAGACGGAGGACATGTACGACCAGCGGGCCGCCGAGTCGGCGTTTGCGGCCCTGATGGGCCAGGCCGCCCCTCCCGAACCCGTAAGATCCTGATCCATGGCAGGGAGTCTGGGGCGCGCGTTTGTCGAGGTCTTCGCCGACCTCAAGAACTTCACGCCCGGCCTGCGGCAGAAGATCAAGGCGGCGCTGGACGAGCAGACCAAGGGTCTGAAGTTCGACGAGCTGGATAAGTCCGCCGAGCAGGCTGGCGAGCACGCCGCCGACGAGGTCGGCCGGGGCGTCGACCGCAAGATCGAAAACAATATGGAGAAGTCCGGTCGCAAGGGCGGACTCTCCCTCGGCAAGGGTTTGAGCGCTGGCTTTGCGTTCGCCTCCGCCGCCTTCATGCCGACCCTCATCGCCCTCGCCGTGGAGCTGGTCGCCGCCCTCGCCCCGGCCGCCACCGCCCTCGCCGCCACCATCCCGGCCGCCATCGGCACCATGGTCGGCGCGCTCGCCGCGCTGAAGCTGGCCACCAACGGCGTCGGGGCTGCCCTGAAGACCGCCTTCGACCCGGCCAAGGCCAAGCAGTTCGACGCGGCGATGCAGAAGCTTTCGCCGTCGGCGCGCTCCTTCGTCCGGGAGATCCAGAAGCTCCACCCCGCCTTCCACCAGCTCCAGCAGGACGTGCAGCAGGTCTTCTTCAATCAGCTCGAAGGGTCGGTCACGTACACCGCCCGGAGCCTGCTGCCGGTGCTGCACAAGGGCCTGGTCGGGCTGTCGGTGGACCTGGGGAAGATCGGCTCCAATCTGATCACCGCGTTCGGGTCGGCCCGGTCCCGGAACGAGATCGCCGACATCTTCGTCAACGCGCACAACGCGATCAAGCCGTTCATCCCGGCGCTCGGGCACCTGGCTGGCGCGTTCCTGTCGATCGCTGCCGCCGCCGGGCCGCTGGTGACTACCTTGTCGGGCGGGTTCGCGCGCCTGCTCTCGTCGTTCGCGGCGTTCATCAATGAGGCCGCCGACTCGGGGGCGCTGTCGAAGTTCTTCGGGGATGCGCTGGTGATTCTTCAGCAGCTCGGAAGCCTTCTCGGCAACGTTTTTGATCTTGTTGGGGAGATCATCGGGGCGCTCCAGGCTCAAGGTGGGCAGGCCCTCGGCTTCCTCTCCACCCTCATCGGCGACCTCGCGGCGTTCTTCGCCACTGCCCAGGGCAAGGAGGCCCTCGCTGCGATCTTCCAGCTCCTCAACGCCGCCCTCCAGACGCTCCAGGCGATCATCGTGCCGCTGCTCCCGGCCGTCGCCAGCCTCGTCACCGCCTTCGGCACCGGCCTGGCTGGCGCGCTCGCCAAGCTGTCCCCGCACCTTCAGGCCGTCGCCGAATGGCTGGGCAAGCATCCCGACCTGCTCAAGGCCGCCGCCGCCGCGTGGCTCATCTACCGGGCCGCCCTGGTCGCTGTCGCCGTGTACGAGGCGATCGTGGACGCTCTCAACCCGGTCGGCTGGATAATCCTGGCCGTGGCCGCCATCGCCGCCGGTGCCTACCTGATCTACAAGAACTGGGGTGTCGTCACCCACGCCCTCACCGTCGCGTGGGAAGCCGTGAAGAACTTCTTCATCGGCATCTGGCACTGGATCGAGAGCGTCGGCGCGGCGATCGGGAACTGGTTCACCGTCACCCTGCCGAACTTCTTCACCAGCCTGCCCGGGAAGATCTGGGCCGCGATCTCCTCGATCCCGCACCTGCTGTGGCAGGCGTTCCTCGACGCCCTGCACCTCGCCGGTGAGGCCATCGGCATCGGCATCGGCCTGATCGTCGCCGCGTTCATCAAGCTCCCCGGCCTCATCTGGAACGCCCTGATCGGCCTGGCAAAGCTCCTGGTCAGCCTCTGGCACATCGTGCAGGCCGCCTGGGACGCGGCCGTACGGGCGGGCGTGAACGCCGTCCTCTACGTCTTCACCGTGCTGCCCGGGAAGATCGCCTCGTTCGTGCAGCGCCTGCCCGGCATCATCGGTGGGGCGTTCCGGGACGCCTGGAACTGGGCGAAGCGGGAGGTCGCCGACGGCGCTAACGCGATCGTCAACTTCGTGCAGCGTCTGCCCGGCCGGATCTCCGGCTTCATGCGCAACGTCGGCCACGACATCCTCGGCGGCCTGCGCTCCGGCATCAACTCGGTCATCTCCGGCTTCAACTCCGGCATCGACAAGGTCGCGGGCATCGTGCACATCGGCCTGCCGCACATCCCGCTGCTCGCCTCCGGCGGTCTCGTCAACGCGCCCACCCTCGCCGTCGTCGGCGAGGCAGGGCCGGAGGCGGTCGTTCCTCTCTCGGACCCGGCCAAGGCGGCGGCCGTGGCCAAGCAGACGGGCCTGCTCGACATCCTCGGGAGCAAGATGAGCAACGCCGGAACCACGCTGGTCCGGGTCTACCTGGGTACCCGGGAGATCACCGATATCCTCGGCACGGTCGTCGACAAGAAGCTGAACGATCAGGCAAACGAACTGGCGTACGGGACGAGGTGACCAGGTGCCGACGATCACCGCGACTGCGGACAACCTCAAGTCTCAGATCCGCCTCGACGTGGACTTCACCGACACCGACGCACCCTATGTTCTCGTCAACCGGGTCGACCCGCTGACCGGCGCGACCACCCCGGTTCGGGGCCACGGCGGCTCCGTCACTGCTGGTGGAATCGCGTACGCCCCCATGTACGCCGGATACAAGGCGGTCCTTTATGACACCGAGGCACCCCTCGACGCTTCGTTCTACTACACCGCTGCCGCGCCGATCGGCACGCTCAACGTCAACACCGACTTCAGCGGCGGCTACACCGACCCCTGGTACGTGACAGACCCGGCCATCGTCATGCGGATCACGGCCGACACCTCGGGGAAGAACTATCTGAGCTTCTACACGGCCGGGGCGACGGCAACCCCCACCATTCGTGCCGAGGACATCCCCGTCACGCCCGGAGCCGCAGTCACGGCGACACTGGTGGTCTCGACCAGCGCCACCAACGGCGTCGCTGTTGGGCTCACCTTCCGCGACTCCACCGGCGCGGTCCTCAGTTCCCCCACCACCAGCGGAACCGTCCTGGGGTCCACGACGCTGGTCGTCAGCAGCACAGTTCCGGCGAACTCCGTGACCGTGCAGCCGTTCATCCAGATGACCGGCACTCCTGGGTCGGGAGTGACCGCGAACGTCGCGTCGTTGGTCGTGACCAACTTCAGCGCCAACTCTGCCACTTCGGCGGCGGTCCTTCTGTCGTCGCTGGGGGCCTGCCAGTTCAAGGACCCGCTCGCGCCTGGCAACAACGTGCGCGTGGACTTCGCCTGGGATCCGAACCCGCTGTGCACGCCTTCAGAGGGCGTCTTCTGGCAATCTCTCGATACCGAGCAGTACGCCGCCAACTCGGCCGTGTTCAACGTCAACAACCAGGACGTCGCAACCGTCGTGTCGAAGAAGCGGTCGGCCCCCTCTTCCACGCTGACGCTGGTGTCGCGCACCTTCACCGACCGGGACCGCTTGATCAACCTGCTCGCCTCCGGGTCACCGCTGCTGTTCCAGGCCCCCGACGAGTACGGGCTCCCTGATCGATACATTTCCGTCGGGGCCAACTCGATCTCGCGGGTGCTGCCCGACCACCGGATCCCGATCCGGGTCCACTCCATGCCGCACACCGTGTGCGCCGCCCCCGGCGGCCCGATGCAGGGGACCGTCGGGGCGCGTTGGCAGGACACGTGCAACCGGTACGCGACCTGGGGGGCGGTCAACTCGGCCGGACTCACCTGGATCCAGGTGCTCGACGGGCTGGCGGGCTGATGGTCTGGGACGGCGGGCTCGACGCCCGGTACCGCGACGCCCTGGTCCGGCCGCACACCGCCTATAACCGGGTGGACGTTCTGGCCCGCGACGGCACCGTCCTCTACTCCGGCACGATGGGGGAAGGGCTGCCGTTCATCGAAGGCAGCGTGCGTGCGACCCTCACGAGCCGCGTGGCGCGCGTTCTCAGCCTCACGGTGGACCGGTCCTGGTTCCCGGTCCTGCCGTCCGGGGAGGTCGACCCTGACGGGCTGCTGAGCCCGTTCGGCAACCGCATCGCCGCGTACCGGGGCATCCTGTACGGCGACAGGTCGATCGTGCAGTTCCCCGTCTTCTTCGGCCGCATCGAGACCGTCGCCATGGGCCGCAGCGGGCAGGTCACGCTCACCGCGAACGACCTCGCCGCCGACGTCGTGGACGCCATCTTCGAGACCCCGCAGTCGTCGGTCCCGACGAACACGATCAACGCGGAGTTCCGGCGGCTGGTCCTCGGCGCGCTTCCTGACGCCACGTTCGGCACCAGCGACCTGACCGGCGTGAAGATCCCGCCGATCGCCTGGCAGTCCGACCGGGCGCAGGCGCTCGACGACATGTCCGCCACCGTCGCGATGCTCTGGTACCCGCTCGCTGACGGCAGCTTCGTGCAGCGGCTTACCCCCTGGACCAACCCCGGGCAGGTCGCGCAGCTCTCCCTCACCGACGGGACGGGCCTCGCGCCGGGCGCGCTGGGAGGCATCGCCGACTGGACGATCACCGTGTCCCGGACCGGCGTCTACAACTCGGTCATCTTCGCCTCGGAACGGCAGGACGGCTCCTCGCCGCAGCACGCCATCGTCCGGGACCTCAACCCGACCAGCCCCACGTACTTTCTGGGCAACTTCGGCCGCAAGCCGCTGCTCATCCAGAACCAGGCCGCCCTGACGCAGTCCCAGTGCCTCCAGGCCGCCACCAACCAGCTCCGGGCAGCCACCGCCATCACCCAGACCTGGGATCCCGTCTCGATCGTCCCGGACGCCTCGATCGAGCTGGGCGACCTTGTACAGATGCAGGCCGACGGCGTGTCCAGCACGCAGGTCATCTCCGGGTTCACCCTGCCGCTTCGAGAAACCGGAGACATGTCGTTGAGCCTGCGCGCGTACGCCCCGGTGACGACCTCA